ATAGTTATGGTAATAAAAATAAAGGTAATGGTAGACCAATAAGACGACAACGTTATAAACGCATCTGTAATTCAGCGGTAGAATAAGGCACTCGTAACGCCTCAACGGGAGTTCAATCCTCCCCAGATGCTCATTCGCCGACCCCGGTTCAAATCCGGGCGTCAGCTTAATGCCCGAAGGTCATTTGACTGAAAGGTAAATGCCTCCGTACCGGTCCTGTCCTCTAAACAGGTAAACCGTAATTGGATTAATGCAGGTTCAAGTCCTGTCGGAGGCGCATCCGGGATGTAGCTCAATGTTAGAGCACTCCGTTCGGGGCGGAGAGGTTACCGGTTCAAGTCCGGTCATCCCGAAAATGTACAAATATCGGGGTATGGTGAAATGGTATCATCCGCCGTTTGGGGCGGTGTGTTCCCGGTTCGAGTCCGGGTATCCCGAAAAGGATTTGGAATGGGACTTAGAATAAATTGTAAACATTTTAGTAGTAATTGGCAATGCTTGAACGTAATACATAAAAAGAAATTTTTATGTTTTTCATATACACGAGAATGTATTGAAACTAGAGGAATGGTATGTCCAATCGCTGATAGATTTAAAAGACCAGATATACCACCTCCAGCACCACCAAAAAAGGGGCCATAGCTCAATTGGGAGAGCGCCTGCCTTGCAAGCATGAGGTTGCGAGTTCAATTCTCGCTGGCTCCAATATTAAATATGAGTTACATTGAAATAAAAGCAAAACGATGTCCCAGGTGTAAGAACTATTCCGTATTCAGAGATATAACTACGGGCCGCGAGCGATGCCATATGAAGGAATGTCAATGGGAAAGTGGACTAAAACCTAAATTAAAATCTCGAATTGATCGGTTTAGAAAAGGTATTATTATGAGGAAAAACGTAGATGAACGTTGAACTTTCACGAAAAGAATTGGAAATTTTAGTTAAATGGTCAGGACAATTGGACTCTGATCAGACTTGGATGATTGATGATGAAGTTGAATTACTTAGAAAAATTAAGAGCTTATTGGGGATATAGCTCAGTTGGGAGAGCGTCTGCATGGCATGCAGAAGGCCGCCGGTCCGACTCCGGCTATCTCCATTATGATGGAAGGAATGTAAATGGCACCAACACTAAGAGGTAAAGATGTGGAACGATTCTTGCGTATAGAGCGCCGGAATAGAAATAGATGTGCTACTCACAAAGAAATTGAAGAGACACTTAAAGTTTTTATATCAGTGGTAAAAAGAAATCCATGGATTATAAAGGAAGGATTATTGTAATGAATAGAGAGCAGTACGAAGAAGATTTGAAACGTAGACAGGAAGAGCATCTGAGGAACATAACACGTAGTATGGGATATGGTGATCATCATTGGCAGCCCTGTATGCATGAAAATTGTCCAGAATGTGTTGGGACCGGAGTAAAACGTGATGGAAGTCCGTGCATACATATGATAAGTTGTCCGTGTCCCAAATGCAGTCCTAGATGTAGTATGGATGCACCCGTAGCTCAATGGTAGAGCGCCGGCCTTATAAACCGGAATCCCCAGATTAGGGAGTGATCTTGGTTCAAGTCCAGGCGGGTGTACAATGGTGGTCGTTGACTAAATGGACTAAAGTCACCTCTCTGTGAAAGAGGTATATGCCAGTTCAAGTCTGGTCGGCCACCCAATAAAAAGAAAGGAAGGAACATGGAAAATCAACACGTTGTAGTTGTACCGGCAGAAGATGAAAATGGTAAGACAATAGCATCATCGAACGAGAATCTGAACAATCATGTCTCAGAAATTATCGTGCATGCTGGACCAGATGACTATGCTATCATCAACCAACTACGAATTAAGTGCAACGATGATGGTAAAATCACCATCATGAATGACCCGGAAATTAAGGGATGTGAAGCTCGGCTTCGTGGAGAACTAGCGGTCACCTTTAATGTGTATAGTGAGTATGGAGAAAATTGGTCATTTACAATATTTCCTCATAAGGGTGACCTCTTCATCAAGTCTGGAACAATAGAAAAAGAACTCACAAAAAATTCTCGTGAACGTATAGAAGCAGAAATACATAAACTATAATAGTATGCTCCGTTTAGCTCACCGGTAGAGCAGGCGGCTGAAGCCCGTCGTGTTGCTGGTTCAATTCCAGCACGGAGCACCAGTGGCAGTGTAGCCTAGAGGCAAGGCAACCGTCTCATACGCGGTTCTACAGTGGTTCAATTCCACTCACTGCCACATTCTTTCGAAGGAGAACATGGAACTTATCAGGATATCACTATTAGCAAAAGACTTAGTCGATAAAACAGAAAGGAAACGTTAGAATGTAAGGAAGTATGAATATGAGTAAAGAACGTCGTTTAAATCGAAAGATCTTTAAGGATTCTAAAGAAAAAAGCTATAAGAAATTATCTAGACAACTTCAAGAACTATATGATGCTAAATATAGTAAAGGATATATAACTTTAGAAACCCCAAGACGTTGCGGATGGAAGAAGTATTTTATCCTACGAGATGATATATCAAATCGCAGTGATGCACATATTTTTAGATGTATCCTTGATAGGATAAATGATACAGTATATTCTAGAGATATAAACTTTTTAACTAAAGATTGGAAGACTGGAAAATATGTTCCAATAGAACACAAATTGAAGATTTTAAGTTTAAATGAATATAACAATCTAGATGATGTAAGCAAGAAGTATTTTTATAAGAGTACATTTAAGATTAAGATATGGAATACAGAGAGAAATGTTATTGGATATTGTTTTAGATATGATTGGATGTTTGTAGAAAAGATAGCAAAACACTATATAACTAAATTACCTATTCTTGATAATGAGATAGAATCAAGAATTAAAGAACTTGAAAATTATATTAGAAGCCATAACTTATACAGTAAGTTATATCCTAGTTGCAGAGATGCTGAGTATATGTTAAGAAAATCTTTACTTCAGGATAAAATGGCAGAGAAAGAAATGCGGTCGGATTTATTAAATTTATAAATATATCGCGGGCGGAAGGGGACAGTGACCCGTCCAGTCTCATAAGCTGGAGTTTCTGGTGCAATTCCAGAGCCACGCAAAAACTTGAGGTTATAATTGGATTACGAAGATCGCAAACGAATTATCGAAAATAATATTCGTGAACTCCAAACTTGGGAAAAGAGTGGTCTTGATTGGCTTAATAAAATGTGGCAAGAAAATCATGGTTTACATGATGCCATGGGAAGCATCTATGAATTAGCTGAAGAGCTTGCCAGGCATCGGAGACAAATAGAATAGGAGGATAAATGCCGTATATTTCTAAAGAAGAAAGAAAAGCTTTGGATGAGAGGATGGAGAATATTGATTTCGTAAGTGTCGGTCATTTGAATTATATTATAACAAAACTATGTCAACAGTTTCTTGAAAAATCAGATAAAAGATATAGTGATTATAATGACATAATCGGTGTTCTTGAATGTGCTAAACAAGAATTCTACCGTCGTTCAGTAAGTGTATATGAGGACAAGAAAATCAAAGAAAATGGTGATGTTTATTAAATGCGGGTGTCGTCCAGTGGCTAGGACATCAGTTTTCCAAACTGATAACGCGAGTTCGACTCTCGTCACCCGCTCAAAGGAATAAAGGAGAAGGGAGCATGAACTTTATTGACCAGACACTGAAAGAGTTTGATGAGAAGTTTGTACAAGACAGTGACCCAAAAGACAATGGCGCATCTTATCTATTTCGCATAAACAAAGACGGTTCAAGAAGTATTGCTCTTCCTAGTGATGTCAAGCAATTCCTCTCAAGTAAGATTCGTGAGGCGGTAAAACGATTTGATGAAATAACATTTAGTGAGATAGTTATTGATGAAAAAGACGAACTGCTATACAGGGAAAGAACTTTAAAGCATAGAGAAAAAGCCCTCTCTGAAATATGGAATTGAATCTCTATTAAAAATATTAAAAGGAGTAAGAACATGGACAGTATTGAGAAAATGAGTGATAAAAAAGATTTACTAACAGAAGTATGCCAAGTAAAGGATTGTAATAACATAGCTACAAAAATACTCAGAAATTTTAAGGTTTGCGAGGATTGCTATATAAAGTGTGTATATGATATGCAACCTCTTGTGTTTGATTCAACAAAATGCAATGTGGAGAAAAAGATTGGTGACTGAATATGCAAAAAACAAAGAATGGGATAAACATTATACGATTTTTAAAAATCAACTTTATATCCTGGCGAAGCAGTTTCAAAAACTTAATTGACTCGTGGGCTAAGTGGATATTGTGGTCACAGATCAATAGGTGAACTATTCTAATAGTATTTTGCGGGCGTAGTTTAGTGGTAGAATGTCTCGTTGCCAACGAGAAGGCCGTGGGTTCAAGTCCCATCGCCCGCTTATTTTGCACCTATAACCTAACTGGATAAGGTAGCGGACTTTTAATCCGTTAATCCGAGTTCAAATCTCGGTAGGTGCACAACAAAGGAGAAGATAATGCGTGATGTATTAGTGCTTAACCGGAACTATTATGCTATTCAAATAGTTTCCTGGGAACGAGCAATGACCTTGGTGTACATTGGACATGCTGATGTTATCGACGAAGAGTATCGGAGATATGGGTTCGAAGATTGGACTGAATTATCTCAGATGCTTTCTGATAGTCCTTCTGGTTTCGTTCACACTGCTAAATTAAAAATTGCTATTCCAGAAGTTATTGCTTTGAATTTCTATGATAAGCTTCCGACATCAGAAGTACGTTTTACTCGGAAGAATATTTACCAGCACTATGAATTCAAGTGTTGCTACTGCGGAAAGAAATTTAATACGAAAGATCTTAACTTGGACCACGTATTACCGAAAAGTCGTGGTGGTAAGACGGAATGGTCAAACATTGTGTTATCATGTATTCCTTGTAATACAGACAAAGCAAATAAAACTCCCCAGGAAGCTGGTTTGACTATGCACTATCAACCTACTAAACCTCATTGGAGAAGTCAGCTTGCTCTTTGTGTGAATACTCATGTGAAGAAACGTCAAAGTTGGCAACGTTTCATTGACACGGTATATTGGAATAGTGAGATAGAAGAATAATTATACTTGACAAAAAATAATAAATAATATACCATATCAGACACGTTTCATATGGTATGATTCCCAAGTAGCGTAATTGGTTAACGCACCGCTCTCTGAAAGCGGGGACTGAAGGTCCGAATCCTTCCTTGGGAGCCAATTCCCGGATAGACTAATGGTAGGTCAGAAGCCTTTGAAGCTTCGCGTGTAGGTTCGAACCCTACTCCGGGAGGTAATTATTAACCACTTGACAAATATTTTTTAATATGCTATAATATCCAAGCAAAAGTAAAAGTTCAGTGACTCCTAACTATGATTAAAAAAATAATCGAGAAATTCAAATCACTATTTCCCAAGAAAAAAAAGTTCATCTACAAACCCATAGCTGTTATTCCTGAATTCAATAAGAATATAGTTATTAAAGATAGTCAATTTCATTATTTATATTTTGATATTAAAACTCTCCTGGAATCTAAGGGGAGTTTTTTAACAAATCTTACATTTGGAACTACACCATTTGTTGATTGGATGAAAGAATGCTGTACACAACACAATGTTAATCCAAAACTTATTTTAGCTGTTCTTGAAAAAAACGGCAATCTTATAACTAGAAAGGAATCACCCTCCAAAGAGTACTTGGATAATGTCTTAATACAGGCACCACATTTAAAAGGTCTTGATGCTCAATTAAATTATTTCACATATAGTTATAGAAGATGGTTCGATGCTTTTAATATTGCCCGGGCTGGCCGTGTAAACTGTGTTGATGATACAACAGTCAAACCTGAAAATGCTTTTACGTATGCTCTTTACATGATGGATCCTTACGTGGGGACCGATGATCTATATCAAGTAAAGACACTCCGCGGTGACGACCGTATTGTTACAGGTACTGAGAGAAAACTAAGATATAAAGCACCTTTTGGCGTATATAAGACATATCTTATATGGAGAGAGTGGTTCTATGAAAGTCCCCTTGGTAGCGTATGTCAATAAAGATGGCCTAACGATAGTCAGTAACAAGCAAAAAGAAAATGTAGACTTACCTTCAGCACCTACTTGTTTTATTAAAAAAGGTTTTCCTAATTTCACATATCAAGATTTTCCAACTTGGGAGAAGTATACCGATCTTGCTACTAAAGAACAAATAGAAGTATTTCGTAAAACATTCAGAAATCCCTTTGAATGTTCAAAGTTCTATTCTGAATACAAAGAAACGAAAACAGTCTTTGCCCTTCCTTACTTTGAATATGTCCTTGTAAAGAATCCTGACTATTTTTTTCAATATCCCAATAACCTCACTCCAACCATCCTTACCTTTGACTTGGAAGTTTTTAACCGTGGTGACGGTCGCTTTCCCAAGGCTGAAACCGAACCTATAATAGCTATAGGTTATAAGGTTAATGATGGCCCTACCCAAGTTCTTGATAACTACGATGAGAAAACAACTGACTATAATATGATCAACGATTTCCTTCATATTATTGAAGATGCTGATCCTGATATTATTGTAGGCTATAACTGTCTTGGTATGACCGGAGATGGGTTCGATATTCCATACCTTATTACAAGAGCTGAAAAGCACGGCCTAAACATTACTCGCCTATCGCGCTGGGCTGCCCAGCCATATCGTGAGAAGAGTGGAAAACGCGAGTATCATTTCTTTGGACGTTGTATTTTCGATGTATTTAACTTTGTTCTGAAAGATCAATGTTATGATTCTGAAACTGATGTGTTAACAGATTCTGGTTGGAAACGTTTCAGTAATCTTACTAAAGATGATAAGGTTGCTACTTTGAATACCGAAACTGACACTCTCGAATATCAGAAACCGATAAAACTTGTGGCGTATCATCATACTGGAAAAATGTACCAAGTTAAATCTAAGGGTATCGATATGTTGGTGACACCGAACCACAATCTATATGTACAGTGTCCTGTTAGTGAATTCAATAAGTATCAACGAAAAGATGGAACAACATCATATCCTAAATGGGAACTAAAGAAACCCAACGAGGTTATCGGAAAACGGTATAAAGTTAAAAAGTTTGCCAAGAACTGGAAAGGTAATGATATAACCCATTTCGATATTCCTACTATTGATCGTAATGCCATGGAATTTAACTACAAAAATAATGACAAAATAATAATGAATGATTGGCTTGAGTTCCTTGGGTATTATCTATCAGAGGGAAGTTGTTATCACTCCAAAGATAACGGACTCTACAATATCAACATCTCCCAAAGTATGAAAAAAGACGGAAATGTCGAGAAGATTCGCGCATGCATTCACCGAATGGGATTTAAAACATCATACTACCACGATAAAACTGGTAGGAACTCCGGTAATATTAATTTCAAAAGCAAGCAGTTATATCAGTACTTATCACAGTTTGGTAATTGTTTCTCTAAGTTTATACCGCAAGAATTTTTGCAGTTGGATCGTTCATATCTACAGATTTTGTTTGATGCACTAATGCTTGGTGATGGGTGTGTGTCACGAAAGAATCGAAATGGATACTATTCTACAGCTAAGTACACCACTGTTTCTGTGATTTTTGCTGATCAAGTACAAGAACTAGCATTGAAACTTGGGTACGCCGCTACTATTATCAAGGAAACTTCCAAAAATCTGAAACCAATCTATCGCGTACAGATTCTAACCAAGCAGAAGATGCCCATAGTGAATCAGAACAGAAAACATGATATGTGGGTGGATTACAATGGAATGGTTTATTGTTGTGAAGTATCTAATCATATCATGATGGTACGACGCAATGGATATGCATACTTTTCGGGAAACTCACTTCACGGAATCAAGAATAGGAAGCTTGCTACCGTGGCTGAATGGTACAAGATACCTACCTATAAATGTGAAGATGTTTATACCAAGAACAGCCAGGCTCTTCTGCATACAGATACTCTTCGTAAGCATGTATCTTCAGACGTAGAAGCTACAGCAGCCTTGGCTAAGATCTACATTCTTGTTCAGCAATCCCTGGCTGAAATGTTGGGTATTCCCTTTGAGAATGTCGTTAACTCATACGCCAGCTTTATTCCTAAAATCTTCCAAGCTAGGCATCTTTTTGCCTTGAAGATCTGTCCTTTTGAATCCAATGCAACCAGATACAACGATACTAAGTTTGAAGCAGCCCTCACCAAAATGGAGCGCCACGGTCTTCACAAAGAATTGTGGGGTATTGACGCGGCATCTTTTTACCCGAGCCTGATGCGTACATTCAACTTATCCCCGGATACAGTAAAGCTTGTTAGTTACTTGGAGAAACAACCGGACTATTCTTTTATGTATGATAAGAAGAATCTATGGGTTAGGATACCTGATGAAAACTTCCAGAAGGATGTTCTTCTTAAGATAGATGTATCCAAGGATGGATTTCTACGCCGCGAAATGGATAACTTCTTTGATATGCGTGGTAAGTTCAAGAAGGCTATGAAAGATTGTGATGATACCTTGAAGATAAGCCTCAAATCACAATCTGACGCTGTGAAGGTTATCATGAACTCCATTTTTGGAATTAACGGTCTCAATACTACCTGGCTCGGTGATATGGGTGTTGCCATAGGCATTGCCGGCCTTGCTCGGTGGGTTTTGGGTAGCGTTCTCAAATACTATGGTGAGCATGTGATAGCGTATGATACTGATGGTATCTACATAGATTGCGAACCGGACCTTGAGGGTATCAATAAGTGGGTGGCAGAACTTATCGAAAGCAGAACTGGAGTTAAGAGTCGGGTTAATTTCGAACTCAAGGGAAAGTTTTCCGGATATTTTCATAAGACTAAGAATTATGTTCTCAGAGATGAGAAAGGTAAGTTTGAACTACATGGTGTTTCTATGAAGTCTTCCCGGGCTCCTAAGTTCTATGATGAAATCATTAATATGATGTCACGCAGGATCATAGAATGTGAAAACGAAGCTGGAATTATAGAACTTGCTAAGTCATTCTATGCTCTCAATCAATTCGAGCTAAGTGAATTCATGCAGCGTACCAGAGTTACGAAACTAAATGCTAATCTGATTCCTAAGAATAAACATGTTGAACCTGGATCGGTATATAAAAATGCCAATGCTCTACAGCCTTCGCTTATGAAGCGTGCTCTTGACCTTTTTGGCAAGGAATTGATGGTAGGTGATACTATTGAGTATTTCAAAGGAAAAGACGGCTATATCCTCAAGGAAGAGGTTACAAACATATCCCAGCTTGATCTTGAGTACTACCGTACTGTTGCCAACAAAGCTTTGACTATCTTTGAGATGGATCCGGTAACACTCGAAAAGACTAAAAATATCCCCATTGATTCGTGGTTTGATGAAAACAATAACCCCATAACTATAAAGAAAAAGAAAGTCCGCAAGAAAAAAGAAGAACCGGTTGAAGAGGTTGAAGATAATACAGATGAATAATGTCATCGATCTAATTAACCAATTCAAATCCAAAGCATGTTGTTATTACACGCAGAAGGAAGCCATGAGTTTGTGGATAAAACTAGAACATTTTTTAACTGCGGATGAACGTTTCAGAATGCATCTCGGTTGGTCTCATTACCAGATAGGTGAAGGCACAACTGAACTCTTTGATGAATGTAATAAAATTATCCAAAGGAGGTAGAGTGGAACTTTTTGAGTTGTCATCTGAATCACATCGTATTGCCAAGGAACATGGTTTTTGGGATGAAAAACGTAATATCGGTGAACTCTTAATGTTGATAGTTTCAGAACTCGGAGAAGCCTTGGAAGCTGATCGTAAAAACCATCATGCTTATACTGGTTGGATTGATCAGTATCCTGATGACACCAAGGATTCTCAATTTTTTAAAATTAACTTTGAAACATCAGTCAAAAATTCCTTTGAAGATGAGATCGCAGATACCTATATTCGGTTAGGTGATCTGTGCGGTGGCCTGGAGATTGATATCGAAAAACATATCAAGCTAAAGATGAAATACAATGAGATGAGAGGATATAAACATGGAAAAAATTACTAACCAAATTGATGGTGTAATCCTAAAAGAATTTAAAATTAATACGGATGAGCGTGGTTTACTCTATGAAGTTCTCCGTAATGATGATCCCATCTTTACTGATTATGGGTTTGGTCAAGCATACATAACTGTCTGTAATGCTGGTTATGCGAAAGGTTGGCATTATCATAAAGAGCAGTTTGATAGGTTTACTATAATAAATGGAACAGCACGTGTTATTCTCTTTGATTATCGCCCCCAATCAAAGACGTATGGTAATATTAATAACATCATTATTAAAGAATCGGAAGCCATACTTCTTATTCCGCCCGGTGTAATCCATGGTTTTGCTGCTGAGGGTGATACACCGTGTTCGATATTAAACATATCATCACGTGTATATAATCGAGAAAATCCAGATGAATATAGATTTCCACTAGACAGTGAAATAATACCATTCACTGGATGGAGACACAATAAGGGTTGGTAATACTTATAATTTAAGATAGAGGAAATTAATGTTACATTTTATTTTTACTGTAGTAGGAGTTTTATTTGTTATAGCTTTATCAGTACTCTTATTTTCAATTGGTCTTACGTCTATCATTCACGAAATTAAATTTCGTAAAGAAAACGAACATAAAAATTATTGGTCAAGGCAATTACTTGATGCATATTATTGGGTTGATTATGAAAATCCGGAAGCTGGATTTGTTTGTAAGTATATGTCTGACCGTATGTCTCATAACTATGGTCTTAACAGTGGGCAGTTCAGACAGGATCTTGAAGCGTGGAAAAAGAATCAAACAATAGATAAATAAAAAATTTTACCGGAGGATTTTATGTGGGGAATTATTTTGGCAGGTGGATTAGGTACACGGATGGGTATATACACTAAACGTGTAGGTAACAAACACCTTATGCCTATTTATGATCGCGTTATGATAGAGTTTCCTATCATGACTCTAGTTAATTCCGGTATTACCAACATAACTATTGTAACAGGAAACAGATATTCAGGTCAGTTTGTAGATTTCCTGGGTAATGGAAAAGAGTGGGGAATAGAAACATTAAACTACGCGTATCAGTTTGGTGAAGGTGGCATTGCTGATGCGTTACAATGTGCAAAATACAATATTCCCCGTGGTGAACAAGTAGCAGTTATTCTTGGAGATAACATCTTTGAAAATGACTTCCGGGCAGAAGTGATGTATTTCACTGGTGAACATGATATGTGCCAACAAGCTCACATATTTCTTAAAGAGGTAATAGATCCACATCGTTTTGGGGTATTTGATCAGAAAAACATTCATATCGTAGAGAAACCAAAATATCCACCATCAAACATGGCTGTAACTGGATTCTATCTGTATGATTATAGTGTATTCAATATCATCCAAAACTTGAAACCAAGTTCACGTGGTGAGTTAGAGATTACTGATGTTAACAATCACTATCTGGGAAATTGCAAAATGCGGTTTACTGAAATTGATGGTTTCTGGCACGATGCTGGTACTCCTGATAGTATTATTACGTGCTCGGAATATGTGAAAAACAAGTATAAGGAGAACAGATGAAAATCCTAGTTATTGGAGGGTTAGGATTTATAGGTAGTAATTTCGTTAATCATTTACTCAACAAGAATCATGAAGTAATGGTTATTGATAAATTAACATATGCCGGAAATAAAAATAACATTACCAATAATAAACCTTATGAGTTTTTGAATGTCGATATTTGTTTCAAAATCCAACGGCCTTATCTTGAATACGGAATAAGTAATTCAGATATAATACTCAATTTTGCCGCAGAAACACATGTCGATAATTCGATTAAAGATTCAAGTATTTTTCTACAGACAAATTTCTGCGGTGTTGGTACCATTCTTGACATTGTAAAACATTATGATAAACGCTTTGTTCAGATCAGTACCGATGAAGTTTATGGTACTCCGGAAACACCGTCAAGTGAAAATGCTCAACTTGATCCACATAATCCATATTCGGCAAGTAAAGCTGCCGCAGATGTACTGGTAAAATCGTATGTTCATACACACGGTGTTAACGCTATCATCGTACGTATGACAAACAATTATGGTCCCCGGCAATTTACAGAGAAATTTATTCCGCTTACTATAACCAATGCTTTGAAAAATAAACCTATTCCTATTTACGGAGATGGTAAACAGATGCGAGATTGGCTCTATGTTGAGGATGCTTGTGAAGCCATTGAAACGATAATGTCTCTTGAACCGGCAGGAAGTATTACCAATATCAGCACACAGAAAGTAATGGCAAATATTGATGTTGTAAAGATTATCCTGGATGTGTTGGGTAAACCCGAATCTTTGATAAAACATGTAACGGATCGTCCTGGTCATGACAAGCAATATTTAGTTAATTCATTGAAGCTCAGAAGTACTTATGGTTGGAGACCACGTTATGATTTTTTAACTGGTATCAAAAAAACTATTGAATGGTATAAGGAGGATTAATGTTCAGAGTATCGTTAGAAGGTCTTGATGGTAGTGGTAAGAGTACACAGGCTGAACTTCTTGTTGAAGGCCTTAAAAAGACGAATAGCGAATTAAGAGTAGGGTTTTTTCATGAACCGCGTGTCCTTCGGACCGAAATGTTCGATACCTGCAAACTTGTAGGTAAAGAACCACATGTGAATGATGCTTTCATAAGTTACATTCTGGCAAAAGACGGATACCTTGACCGTAAGGAAGAACTGCAGCAGCTACCTTATGGAAGTGCTGTGTATATGGAATCCTCAGTAATTATACGTGATCGCGACACCACCATTTCACAGTACGCATACCATCATAATATGGGTACGCAAGATGAATTCATGTATGCCATGGCCTGGATTGTAAATAAAATCAATGGCGTAGACCTTGTGATTTTCGTTGACACACCGTTAGAAATATGCCTGAATCGTATACGGTCTCGGGCATCGACAAAAGCAGTTGTCGATTATTTCGAAAAGGAGGAAAAACTCAGAAGAGTACATGCGAATTACATCGAGTTATTGAACGACAAACAACGGTTGGAGTGGATGGGTTTGGACAAGACGAAAATAGTTATGGTTAATGGGGACCAGAGTATAGAAACTCTCAATAAAGAAATTATGGGAATCTTTCTGGAAAATTATAACATAGCGAGGTAATGTTTGTGATAAAGACAGTTTATTTAAGTGGACGTATCAATGGATTAACCTATGAACAGGCCAGGGAATTCCGGTACAAAGCAATCTTGTTATTTGGAAACATAGGTATTCAATGTTTGGATCCTATGAGAGGAAAAAAGATACTTGAAGGTACTACCATCACGGACACAGTATCATCATTGAGCGAAAGAAAAATAGAAATGCAGGAAATTATTGCACGTGACCTGGATGATATTGACCGGTCAGATGCAATTGTTGTACAGACTGGCGACGAACCAAGTTGGGGTACCGGCATGGAGGCCGGATATGCCCTTGCTAAACGTAAACCAATCTTCGTCATCAGCCAGAAAGAGGAAAGGTGCGGATGGCTTCACTTCAATGCTGTTAAAGTGTATCCAACCATAGAACAGCTAGTCGAATACATTAATATGTTCTGGAATGCAAGAACATGAGGTAACATCATGAATCAGATAGAACGACATGTTCTGAGAAACTTACGTGGAGTTGTTCAAGCGCAGGATAGAAATACAATTATGAAGTTTGAAACACTTCTTTCTATGTGGAAAGAATTTACACATGTCCGTGATAAGTATTGGGTTGAAGTTGAAAAAATAAATAAACGATTTAAGAAACTGAAAGATCCAAAAATTAAATCCATAAAACTCATCTATGGATTTTTTGGAGAAATAATAGGAATTGAAATGGTCGATAACGATGGTCATGAACATATGTTTAATGGTGCTGACCTTGAAGAAATAACAGGAGATAAATAGAATGAAATGTAATTGTAAAAATATTGCAAAAAGAATAAGATGTCTTACTGAAGTTAATGATGCCGATTATAGATATGCTCTCGGTGTAGGTCCTACAGCTGTACTGAAATTTCGAATAGAATTTATGGCTCAAGTTAATGAAATAGATATCACAAGATGCACGTGTTTTGTCGGTGAATATCTCAGACAAATAGAAGATCTCTTAACCACATTTTTCAAACATCCACAAGATGAATATGATTCCATAGACCTATACAATAAAAATGTTGAAAAAACATTTGACAAATTGATGAAAATCTTGTATAATATTAGGGATGCTTCATCCCAGGATTAAGGTTCTTAGACATATTATAAGTAAAAGAAATCACCAAGAAGCTATTACATACTGCCGTATTATAGCTAAGATTCAAGAAAAAGATTATAAATACGCTCAAGATCTTTATAGGACTATTCAAGCAGGTAAAGCTAAAATATATCTGTATGAAGATGGAACCTATGATTATAAGCGTATTAAATGAAAGGAGAATATAGTGAAGTATCTATTACCGTTTGTCTTAATGATGGCAATTATTACTGGTAGTTCATTTATTATAGGTCTTGCTGTTATGTTGCTTTGGAACTATCTAGCGAACTCCGGTGCATTTTGTTTCCTACCGCACATCGGGTATTGGCAAGCATTTGTCTTAACGTTTTTGTGCCGTCTGTTATTCGGAAATACGACATATACATCAAGTACATCAAGATAAGAGGAAAACAATGACGGAAAACAAATGGTCAAGTCCCACCTTCCACGCTCTTGAATCTACAAGAGAGCTACATGCCGCAGAATCACACCTAGTTCAGTACATTAGTCAAAAAAACTCAGATCCAACCTTATTAAATCTTTTGTCAGAGATTAGAAATTTACGCAAAAAAATAGAGGATTATATTTTTAATGGACAATAATAATGAACCATGTTTACGTTGTGTAATTAAACATCTACAAGGAGCTAAAACAACCTTGATGGAAGCTATACAATTTGGCGCAAAGCTAGATATTTGTACAGACGATCTGGACGATATAATTTTAAAAGTAGCCAATTACATATTATCCAATAAAGGAGAACAAAAGAATGTCAACAAATCAGTGTAAGTTCATGGAAGGAAAATTCTGCGATCATAAGTTCGAGGACTGCACTCTTTGTCTTCTAGTTATTCAGGAAAAACACGAATACGAAATTAAAAAGACACTGAAGAGTATTGAGGAACTTCTAAAGCTTCTTACCGGAAACCCATATGACACTTCTCGTAAGCCAAAGCCATACAACAGGAAAGAATAATGAAAGTTGGTGGCATTGACCCGGGACTTTCTGGTGCATTGGCGCTTATCGCAGATAGTGAAGTAAAGTTTTTTGATAAGTATATATATAAGATAGGTGGGAAGAGTGAATATGATATACCTGTTATGCGCTCTTTACTCGTATCCGAACGACCTGATATAGTTTATATAGAACGTGCCCAAGCCATGCCGAAACAGGGTGTTGTGAGCATGTTTAAGATAGGATATGGATTCGGTCTTTGGATAGGCTTGCTGAGTGCCTTGGAAATACCGTACGAGATCGTAAGACCGCAGATATGGCAAAACACATTCTTTAGTGGAATGTCAAAAGATGACACGAAGAAGATGGCGTATAAAGTCTCTTCTGCTTTATATCCCAAGATAGTGACGGATTTAAAGGGTCCCCGTGGTGGATTGCTTGATGGGCGAAGTGATGCGCTGCTAATTGCCACATACGGTTTAAGGAAACAATCACCATATGAAAAATCAGAAACTAAGGATCAATTTTAAAAAACTTAAAAAGAACTATCGTGGATTTTATTATACGGGTAAGAACTTAATTGAAATTCAAAATGATCTTTCTCAAAAAGAAACAATAGAAACTCTCTACCATGAGTTTACTCACTATGTAGTAGACAAATTTTTCGCTGGGGAAATACTAGAAAAACCAAACAAAGATACAAAAGTAATACAATTAACAGGGAAATATACAAATAAACATGAAGAACAGTTGTGTGAACGAATTGAGCGAGCAGCTTGGAGAGCTGTACGGGATTTCTTTCATACAATGCTTCCTAAAGCAAGAAAATAGAGGTGATTACATGACTCATGTAGAAAAATGTCCGGTATGTGAAGGACGAGGTACCGTGCCACATGGATTTTATGATACTACTAACGGTGAATGGATTTCTACTTCCATTGTACCAGAAAAATGCAGGAGTTGTGACGGAAGAGGATATGTTGTTGTAAATGGATCTGGAAATATTTATTGGTCATCCAATACAGAGATTAAAGACAAGGAGAACATTTAATGAAGCTTAGTGAAAATGCTATTATGACATTGAACAGACGGTATTTGAATAAGAACGCTCAAGGAAATATCATAGAGACTCCTGAGGACATGATTCGCCGCGTTGCAAAATACGTATCCCAGGGTGATTTACCCTATGGTGCCACAGAGGATGATATAAAAAAACTTGAAGAAGAATTCTATATGGCTATGGATGCACTTGAATTTGTTCCAAGTTCACCAACACTCATGAATGCCGGAAATCCTCTCAACCAGCTCTTTGCTTGTTTTTTGCTTCCAGTAGAAGATGACATGGCTTCTATTGGAGAAGCAATTAAGAACATGATGATTATACATAAATCAGGCGGCGGCACCGGTTTTTCGTTTTCACGGTTACGTCCCGCTGGAGATATGGTAAAATCAACATCAGGAGTATCTTCTGGTCCTATCTCATTCATGAGAGCATTCGATGCAGCAACGGAAACCGTTAAACAGGGTGGCCGGCGTCGTGGGGCTAACATGGGTTGTCTTCGCGTAGATCACCCGGATATCCTTAACTTTATCGTATGTAAAGATAAAGAAGGAAGTATTGCTAATTTCAATATTTCCGTAGGCATTACCGATGTTTTTATGGATGCTGTTGTGAAGAATGGCAACTATAATCTCATCAATCCGCGCAATGGAAACGTAGTCAAATCCATATCAGCTAAAGAAGTTTTTGATGTCATTGTAGATCATGCTTGGAAAAACGGAGAGCCCGGGATTCTTTTCATTGACACAATCAATAAGCATAATCCTCTTCTGAGTATAGGAAGAATCGAAGGCACAAATCCATGCGTCACCGGTGATACAGAAATAATGACTGATAGAGGATATGAGTGTATTTCTGATCTTGCGGGAAATACGGTAAATGTATGGAATGGTGAAGAATGGAGTAAAGTCACTCCTCAGGTTACAGGTAAGAATCAAAAAATTCTTCGTGTTACGTTCTCTGATGGAGATCATGTTGACTGTACTCCATATCATGCATTCCATATCGACGAAGGAACTGATAGTCGTCGTCCTAAAGTCAAGAAGATCGAAGCAAAAGATCTGAAGAAAGGCATGAAACTCGAAGCGTTCTCTTACCCTGTCGTTGAAGGTAAGAAAAAATTACGTTCGAAAGAATCGTATACACGAGGTGTGTTTGCCGGAGACGGTTACATCTCCAGTGAGAACGGACGCAGCGACCGTAACATGATATCACTCTATGGTGAAAAGAAGAAACTTCTCCCACATCTAATGTATAAATCATACGGAAACGAAGACGGTTACAAAATATATCTTACACTCGACAACTCCGAGGGTAAATGGAATAAGGTATTTGTACCTGGACCCGAATACACAATCGAAACTCGCCTCGAATGGTTTGCCGGACTTCTTGACACCGATGGCGGACCATGCGGATCCGGTGGATATTCGATATGGTCGGTAGACCGTGAATTCCTCGTTTCCGTGAAACGTATGCTCCATACTCTCGGAATAGGTGCGACTCTGGCTCTTGGTAAAGCATCTTGCGTGAAACAGATGCCTGATGGAAAGCAAGGAAAAAAGGAATACGAGTGCAAAGATGCCTGGAGACTCACCGTCTCTGGATCTGATATGACAAAGCTTGTTGAACTTGGGCTGAAACCGCATCGTGTGAATGTTTCCTATAAACCGACAAGAGTGGCAAAACGGTTCATTACGGTTACGAGTGTTGAGAAACGTTCGAATGCTGAAACAGTATACTGTTTCACTGAACCGAAACGACATAAGGGTATGTTCGGCAGTGTTGTTATAGGTCAGTGCGGCGAAATTCCGTTGTTACCATTTGAAAGTTGTGTGCTCGGTGCAATCAATCTGAGTAAACTGGTAACACCACAGAAACAAGTAAACTGGGAACGTCTTCGTGAATTATCCATACTTGGTGTTCACTTTCTTGATAACGTCATTGATATGAACAAGTATCCTATCCCTGAAATTGAGAAGATGACGAAATCAAGCAGGAAGATGGGCCTGGGTGTCATGGGTTGGGCTGACATGCTCATTCAACTTGGCATCCAATATGATTCAGAAGAAGCACTCGAGCTTAGTGAAAAAGTTATGAAATTCATTAATGATAATGCTGAACTTGAAAGCATCGATCTTGCCAAAGTCCGCGGACCTTTCCCTAACTGGTCTAAGAGCTCATTTGTAAATAACAAGCTTCCACGTAGAAATGCTACATTGACCACTGTAGCTCCTACTGGTACTACCGGAGTCATTGCTGATGCTTCCGGTGGTATTGAACCTAATTTTGCATTAATATTTACCCGGGAAAATGTTCTTGGTGGCAATGTGGTCATGAATGAGTTTAATAAATATTTTGAACCTTACATTGTAAAACATGGCCTTACTATAGATGATATTGCACTTATTCGCAAAGAAGGATCAATTCAACACATTAGTAAATTTCCCGATCAAGTCAAACGTCTATTCCGCACATCTCATGATATTAGTCCAAGCATGCATATCCGGATGCAAGCAGCGTTTCAGAAATATGTTGAAAATTCAATTAGTAAAACAATAAACATGCCTGAACACTCTACTCGTGAAGATGTAGCCAATGCTTACATCTTTGCTCACAAGATAGGATGTAAAGGTCTCACAGTATATCGTAACAATTCAAGGCAAATGCAAGTTTTGAATCTAGAGAAAAAAGAAACAGTTACACTAGCAACACCCCAACCTATCCGCAAGAAATCCCGTGTCAGAAAGGGAGATACATTTGATATTGTTACCGGATGTGGCAAGATGTATGTGACAATTAATAGCCAGGAAAACGTGCCATACGAATGTCTTATATCATTCGGTGAAGCAGGTGGTTGTGTTACTTCACAGTGTGAGGTGTTGGCTAAACTAACCAGTCTTTGTTTGCAATTTAGGATACCTATTCCACGTATTATTAAAAGAATAAAAGGTATTCGGTGTTCTAAACCAGGATTTGGTGAAGGAGGAATTGTTCTTTCTTGTCCCGATGCAGTGGCAAAAGCTCTCGAAGACTATTTAAGCGAAACCAGTGAAACAACAAAAATTGAAGGAGGTGTAATAGATGAGTGTCCAGATTGCCCTGAATGCGGCGGCAAACTCATTCGCACTGGTGGATGTATAAGCTGCAGTTCTTGTGGCTACTCACGTTGTGAGTAAGGAGGGAATTACATGTCCATACGTATTACAATTGATATGGATTCAGTTGAATTTACTCATGTGATTCAATCTCAAGATATAGTTGGATTTCCAATATTTAGTAATAATAAAGTTATTGGAAAAATTATTAATTATTATGTTGCAGGAGAAAATACATATATTACAATTGAACTTGATCCAAATTTTATACATTTTCTCTTTAAAAATAATAAATCATTTGAATTAAAAACCAATAGTACTATGGATAAAATTGAGTTTAGAAATAATTGTAATGTTTGTAAACGAGGTCAATACAAGTAAATAATGAAACCACTTTGTAATTATACATTAGATCTTCGATATCTAACATTTCAAGAAAAATGTCCTTACATTCTGGATAATATTCGCAAGGACTACGCGGATTATTTTTATATCCGGGACCGTTTTCATGTTTTAACTAATCATTTCTTCTATAAGAAATTACGTGGTAGTCATATTTCTACAGAACGAATAAAAAAGAAATGGGGTGAATTAGTTTCCAGTAACTATAAAGATAGTTATATTCATGGGCGTTTCACATCATATATAAATAATCTGATGACTATGTACGATCGACCAATGGATATAAAATGTATCAGTAATCCCATAGATATGGATATTTTTGGTATAAAGATAAACGGATATCTTGACCTCGTAATAAAGGAAGAGAATAAGTATAATGTGATATACTTCATGATGGATGATGAAGAGACTAATAATGATTGCTATCATAATATTTTACCTGGACTTTTATCCGTAGCATTTTATTATGATTTCAAAGAATTGAATTTCGATATTATAGTCTACAACATCACTAACAATATTAGTTACACAGTTAAAGATGCAGGTAAGAGAATGGAAGAGTTATTTTCAAAGACTAGGAAAATTCTTAATACATCGTATAATTGTAATATGTGTATTTTGAAATCTCAGTGTACATATGAAACGAAAAAAGATAACAACTGATATGATATACGAAGCACGCATAAAAACTATGCAAAATTTAAAGTTAGTTCCTATAAATGAAACGTTAATCTTACATATGTATATAGATCAGAGATTAACACTTCACAAAATAGGATCTCTTCTTCAAATATCTTATGAATCTGTGCGTAAAATTTTGAAGAAAACGTACAGTACAATAAAATGTGAGATAAAACATGCGTAAATATATTAATCCAATAAACTATAGAGTAAAAAAAACTCAAAAAGAAAATAAACAAAACGTTACTAAGGAAGAACTTAATAAAATCCTTGCTAAACTCAAGGAGAAAGAAAAGAAATAGATATGATTGAGCTAGGATACTTTAAAAAGAAACTTAGTGTAAAGTTTCAAGGTAATAAATTTAATGAAATATGTCAACTGGTTAAATCGTATCCCGGTAGAGTATACGATGGTGATCATAAACAATGGTTACTTGATCTTATTGTCTACGATGATCTTGTTCCTCGTTTAAATCAAATTGATAATACTATTAAGATAAATTCTGATTTATTTGATTGTATTCAGGAAGCCAGGAACCACCATGATATAATGACAACAATCAAGAAAGATTACAGCGAAGAACCATTGGTCATTCCTACATGGAAAATTGTTCCTTATACATTTCAAAACACCGCGATCCGTTTCCTGACAAATGGTAAGCGCGTTATACTGGCTGATAGTGTGGGCCTAGGAAAGACGATTGATGCTACTGGAGCCGTTCTCCATCAAAGAGCAACCAACCCTAATCTGAAAGCTCTCATCTTATCTCCAGGATCAGTTATCGATGAGTGGGATACATTTATTCATACGAATACTGATTTTACTGTTCAGCGTTTAGACAAGAGTCGAGATTATACAAATAAGATGCTCTTTAATATCACGACTTTTGATACATTGGTAAGTGATCTTGGTCTTCATAAGGTTATAAAGGTTAAGCCTAAATTCATACCTGGAATGACTACAGCACAGAAGGTTCTGGCTACTCAAGAAGCCCAAAAATTAACAAAGGAGAAAATAAAAGAATATAAGAAAAAAGCCAGGACAACTATGAAATGGATGAAGGAGTTCGATATCCTCATTGTGGATGAGGCCCACAGGTGCACCGGTAGAGGTACAGCTCGTAGGAAACTTCTTCAGAGACTCAGTCGCGTTATTCCAGCTGTTTATTACATGACCGCTACTCCATTACAGAATAAACTGGATGAATTATTCGTACTTTTCGATGCTCTCGATAAATGTATTCTCGGATCATATCGTAACTTTGAAGCAGAGCATCTGGTAAAAGGTGGATGGCAAGATAAACAGATTGTCGGAGAAAAGAATCTACCTGATTTCAGAAAGAAAATTGCTCCTTATATTCTTCGTAGAACACGGTCTGATGTTGCTAAATGGCTTCCGCCAAAAAGTGAAGTAAGACGGTGGGTTGACCTTACTGCGGACCAGCGTGTGATGTATGATAACATCAAGGATCAAATTGTCAAGATTGAAAGTGATCCACAAAAAGAAATTCGTATTAAAAAAGCTGAGGTTCTTTCACTTATCCAATATCTTCGTCAAGCATGTTTATCCACGCACTTGATAGATAAGACCAAAGTCCACAGCGCCAAGTTGGAACTGCTCAAAGAAATCGTGAATGATATTGTTCGTGATGGAAATAAGGTTATTGTTTATTGTTTTTATAAGGAAATGTGTGAAGCGATCCGAACCGCTCTTTACAAATACGGTGTTGTATACATGAGTGGTGATAATTCAGATGACCTCAAACATCTTAAGGATGAGTTCAATAGATCGGATAGGCATATATTTCTTATGACAAAAGTAGGCACGGAAGGATTGAATCTGGAGATAGCCAACTTCTTCATCTTTATGAATCCCGAGTTCAACCCCAAAGTCATGGAACAGTTGGCCGGCCGCATTGAGCGAATGACACAAAAGAAATCCATTGAAACGATAACTTTGTTGACGAAAGATACTTATGAAGAACGGATGTGTCAAATCCTAGATAAGAAAAGTGACCTTTTCAATGATACGATAGAAGAAATAAGATATGAGGATCTCAGGGAATTTGAACTTATTAGACAAAATATGTAAAGGATATCATGGGAAAGAAAAAACCAAATCATGTTTTTGTATGGTGTCAATTTTGCGAAATAACAAATTTAATAGTGATATTAGATAATAATGATACTATAAGTGAAAGACTGAGAAATATCCATTGTCCAAAATGCGGTAAACACGTGTTAGAAGTATACAATCCTAAAATAAAATCTAAAAGAAAGAGGAAATTACATGGATAAACACAGAGTATTAGTAGTAGGTGATAGTCCGTATTTAGATACTGGATTTTCATTATTAGTTAGAGAAATAAGTAAAGCATGTTACGATTCGGGTTATCCCATAGCTAATGTGGGTTTGTGGGATAAACGTCCAAATGAAAACATAGTCAGTTTTGGAGATCATACTATTCCATGGAAAGTATATTCATGTAAACCTCCATTTGCTAATTATGCCAACGGTAAATATTTTGATATTCTCTCCGAATTCAATCCTACGTTGGTGTTGATAATCACGGATATATGGCACGCTCAACACTTCATGAATAATCTCATTCCGTCGCTCTATTATTTCCACGTTGAAGGGGCTCCTATTCCAGAAGACACCTGGGGTGCAGATAAACAAACATTTAATTGGCCCGAAGTATTGCTGCGTAATCACAAGGTAATATTTGCGGGACAATTTGGTAAAGAAAATACCATAAAACGTATAATGAGCCACATTAAAAAGACTCCAAGATATAATAACATTAATATTGATGATATAAAAGAGTGGCCTGTGATACCCAATGGAATTGACATGCAAACATTCAAACCGGTATCAACAGCCGCGGAACTCAAAAAGAAACACTGGAATCTTAATCCTGATGATGTTGTATTGGGGTTTTTTAGCAGGCAAAACGATCGCAAGGGCCTTCCATATGCCCTTGAAGCGTTCGCAAAGTGGCCAAATCGCCCCGATAATGTATATTTCTATATCCACACAGCCCTGAAAGACAGAGATGGCTGGAATATAGAGCAAATGCTAGAAGATCTCGGTATAACTGATAAAATTATTCTTAATCGCAAACTTAAAGTTGGAAGGGGTGTTCCCAAAGAAGAACTCAATGAACTTTATAATGCATGCACATGTGTTGTAGCACCATCGCTGGGAGAAGGATTCGGTCAAACAACATGTTATGCACCCGGAACTCTTGTAAAGACTAAGACTGGTTATCTTAATATTGAAAATGTAAAGACTGGAATGGAAGTGGCTACCCACAAAGGACGTTATCAAAAAGTTATATCAGTTAGCAAGATACCATATAAAGGTAAGATGGTAAAGATCACCCCTGTATCTGCACCGGCTTTTTCAACCACTATTCTTGAAAAGATCATGGCAATCAAAGGAAATACCAAGGAGCCATTCCGGTATTTTGGGCACAAAGCTCTTGATCTTAGAGCAGGAGATTTGCTAAAGTATCCAATCATACGCGAACCTATAGATGAAACTATAAAGAAAATCTTATTGGAGAAAAGAGCATTCTACAGTGATGATAAGAATCTTATTTTCAAATATCGTGACATCCTTATTAACAATGAACATCCCATTTACAATTCAGTTTATGATATAAATAATAAATGGGCTATAAAAATTCTACCACAAAAATACAAAACGAAGTATTCACACTACGCTGGCATTGAACACAGAGTCACGTATATCACTACACCCATCAAGTCTACGCGAGTATATAGGTATAACGGTTTCGTTTACAATCTTACCGTTGAAAATGATCATAGCTTTCTTGTTAATGGTGTAGCAACCGTTCATAATTGCCAGGCCTTGGCTGCAGGTATTCCGGTTATCATTACAGATTATTCGGAGCTTTCTCAATTTGATAAGGGAACACTTAAACTCAAACCCATTGCGTATTATATAGATATCATTACGAATGTGAAACGTGCTATACCAAAAATCGAAGATTTAATTGATTGTTATCAAATGGTATATGATAACAAGATTGAACATCTTCGCCGGGAATCCCGGAAATCCGTACAACGTTTTGACTTCAATGTAGTAAAAAAACAATGGATTAATCTCTTTGATTCTATACCCATTACAACAACTGGAGATAAGATCCCATATATTCCACAGCTTAATGAATGGAAATATACAAATAAAGAACCAAAAGAACCGGTAAGTATAATCATTTGTACAAAAGACAAACCTGAACTTATAATAAAATGTGTAGAGAGCATACTTAAATATACAAATGGTATATTCGAAATTTTAATCCATGATACAGGAAGTACAGATAGAAATGTTCTTGCTTATTATGAACGAATTAAATCACATAAAAATATTCAAATATTTAAGTCAAATCTTGCAACGTTCAATTTCTCAATAGCAAACAATATGATCCTTAAATATGCTAAATATAACACGTTGCTTTTCCTAAACAATGATACACTTGTTAATCCAACATGGCTTAGTGAAATGTTGAAGGTCCTTCAGGATGAAAAAGTTGGTATTGTAGGATCAAAACTTCTTTTCCCCAATAAAACCATTCAACATGCAGGTGTTATGGTGGGAAATAATGGACTAGCTGGGCATCTCTATATCGGTAAACCTTTTAATTACAAACCTGCTAATTATGCCCGGGAAGTTTCAGCTGTAACCGGAGCATGCCTTATGATAAAACGTGATATTTTTGAAAAAGTCGGTAAATTCGATGAAAAATATATTATCGAATTTCAGGATGTTGATCTTTGTATGAAAGTAAGACGAATGGGTTATAAAGTTATTTATCAACCTAAATCTATTGTTTATCACTTGGCTGGTGTTACTCGTGGTAATGTAAATATCCATGATGCATTGAATGATCGTCCATATTTTGTCGCACAGTGGTATAATGAAATGATTAAAGGAGATCCTTATACTCCTATACTTTATTATAATCCAAATAATTATAAACTCATCGAATATTGGAAAAATCCACCTGACATTGGAGATTTAAAACATGGATAAAAAAGTAACACTCATCGTACCAACATATAATTCTAACGTGAAATTTCTTGATAAAACTTTTAGATCTATTATCGACCAAACATATATTAATCTTGAAGTTATAATTATCGATGATGGTTCAAAAAAGAAAGATCATCACTCTCTTTTCACAAACAGAGATAGGTTTAAATATGTCTATCTCGATGAAAATAAAGGTATAGCTGAAGCAACCACAAAAGGCATAGAGATTGCAACCGGTGAATATATTGGTTTCGTAGATCACGATGATACGCTTAAGTTAACTTGCGTTGAAGAATGCGTGAAATATCTCAAAGATCATCCTGAGTATTCGATGGTCTATACCGATGAAGAATTTATAGATAAGAATGATAAGCTAATCCATTACACTTATAAAGAAGATTATAATGATGATCTTCTTCTTTCTAAAATGTATATCAACCATTTCAAGCTTATTAAGGCCGCAACTGTTAAGGAATTCTTACCAGTTCGTTTTAGCGGAGCCCAGGACTACGATCTAATTCTGCGTATCTCTGAAAAATATAAAATAGGTCACCTGCGCCGCGTTCTATATAGTTGGAGACAATCAAAAATCTCCACAACAACCATGGGTATTGATGATCGAGTATTTGCAAACAGTAAAACTGTAGTAGAAGAAACCATGAAACGCCGCGGAATAAAGGGGTCTATTAAAGCGAGTATCATTAAAACACACTGGCATATAGATCGTACAATTGAAACTACAGAACCAGTATCTATAATAATTCTCACAAAAGATCAACCTACATTACTGAGAAATTGTATTAGTAGTATAGAACATAATGCTGATTATCCACATGAAGTTATTATTGTAGACACAGGTTCAACAAATACAGAAGCTTTGAATATTATTAATACGACATATCACACGGTATTACATGATACGTTTCACTTTTCAAAAACAAATAATAAAACAGTAACAAAAGCTAATTTTAAATATCTTCTTTTCTTAAATAACGATACAATAGCTACTCCTTATTTTTTAAGCGAAATGGTCAAACACATACAACGACCGGAAGTAGGTATCGTTGGTTCCAGGCTTATTTATGCTAATAAGACAATTCAACATGCTGGTGTAGCCCTTGGACTTGGGGGTATTGCTGGACACATACATCTCAATGCACAAGTTAGTTTTCCCCACGTAAATTACATCAGAGAAGTATCGTCAGTTACCGGAGCATGCCTCATGATCAAACGTGAGATCTTCGAGCAAGTGGGTGGTTTCGATCCCGAGTATATGATAGAGTTCCAGGACGTGGATCTTTGTATGAAAGTAAAGAAGCTTGGATATAAAATAATATATACTCCATATTCAACATTATATCATGTATGCAGCGCCACCCGCGGTGAACCATCCAGAGAAATAATGTTGCATGATCGTCCATATTTTGTAAGTAAGTGGTACAAGGAACTTCTAGAACCGGATATAAATTTAACGGAAGACATGAAAGATCCAAATCATCTTCCGACACTGGAATTTTATCATAAAATAGCAGAGGAAAAATATGAGAATATTAATAACACAACCAATATTTGCTCCAGATAAAAAACGTCTGGAACGGAATCTGGAATCCATAACGTCAATACGTAATTTCAAAACAATAGATTGTGAACTTTACTTTGGTGGTTATGCCGCTAATGATGATTACAAAAAACAAATAACGGATACTATAAAATTTCTACCGTTCTGGAGCCATAATCCATCTGGTGAAGTAAAACTTATTCAATTTCACGATAAGAATTATGGTAAAGCTTTTGTAGTTAATCATCTAGTGTGTGCCGCATTGAAAGATAAACCATATGATTATATGTTCACAATGGATTCAGATATGAAGATTCCAGAAGGTTCGAGTGTCATTTTGAAACGATTACTTGAATGTGTGCAGCAAATGGAATCTCACAAACATAAACCGTGTGGTGTTGTAGCCCCAAATATGACTGGATATAACTGCCATGTCATTGAAAACTGTAAAAACTCATTTGAATACACGAATTCTTTCAACATGAAGGAACGAGTTATATGGCCAACACCGGCAGCTCATATTGCAGGTGGTTGTTTTTTCTTGAATTTAAAAGCTTGGAAAGAAATTGGGGGATATAAAGTAATGGGTGTATATGCGGGTGATGAAGCGTATTATCTGCAAGACCTTAATAAACACGGTTACACATGGCAAATACTCGAAACAGCTTATATAGAACATCCCCACGAAAATGATCTTGAATATGCTCTATGGAAAAATAAAGTGTGTGCTCGTGATAGTGATGGAAAAACAAAATCTGATATATCAAAACAGATACAAGAAACTGAAGAATTTTGGAGGAACAGATGTCAATAAAAGAACACGTCACACCGCAAGAAGTAGTAGATTTTCTTAATAGTCTTTTAGAAATTGACCGAGATGCCATTACGAAAGTAGTCATAACGAAGCAATCATGTTCAGAAGCTATGGCAAACCACCCTACAGTACAATGTGGTGCTGTCAAAAACCTCGTTGGTCCAAACCAGATACCATCAGGATTCAGTGATTTCACGGTTGGTATGGTTGGTATCCTCAATGGATTATTTGGAAGTTTTGATGACGGTCCAAAGAAAGGATGGGGTTGTGTAGCATATGACCTTGATGAAAATAAATCAATAACAAAATTCTTTATTATTGAAAACAAAACGGAGGAGTGATGGAAACAATTAGTTGCGTAATGCCGGCATATAATCAAGCTAAGTTTTTGCCGGAAGCTATTGAAAGTATCCTTAAACAAGATTGTGATGATTGGAAACTCTATATTATCAACGATGGTTCAACTGATGATACGGCAACCATTGCTATGGATTATGCAATCCAGTATCCAGATAAAATAGAGTATCATTATAAAGAAAATGGCGGCACTGGTAGCGCTCTTAACTATGGATTCTCCAAAGCCAAAGGTAAATATCATACCTATGTAAGCTCAGATAATATTTACTTTACCATGTTTATCCGAATCCTGGCGAATATACTAGATGGAAAACCGGACGTTGGGTTTGTCTATTCGGACTTCCAGTTTATAAATGAAAATGGAATTATCGGTGAGGCAATACTGCGACCGCCATATACCAAAGGATTATTACTTACCGGATGCCATATAGGTCTTTGCTTCATGTGGCGCAAACAACTTTTTGACCAGCTTGGAGGATTTGATACGCGCTTTACAGCCCAGGATTATGACTTTGCTTTGAAATGCGAAGAGAGGATGAATCTATACCATATACCGATTATATTAGGATATTACCGTGATCACCCGGCAACAGTAAGTCATGTTAAGGGATATGATGATACTGTTGAAGTACTGGCGAATGCCAGAAAAAGGAGAGAATTATGAGAGTTCTTTTTGTTAACCCAGCGTGGGATGCAGCTGGAGTCTCAATCAGGCAGGCCCGTGCAATTTCCAAGTACACCAACTGGCAAGCCAGGCATTTCAGAGCAGTAAGGACGTTTAATTATGATACTGATATTACTCCTGATAACTACAACCGCGATGAGTTTGTTCAGATTATACGTGAATCTGATGTCATTCACTTCTGCTCAGCGACCCATACCTATACTAGCTCGCATGTCTGGGGTTTTAATTGGGAACAAGAACTCAAAGGAAAAATCAAGATATTCCATGACTATTGTAGTTTTCCAGGAGGTTGGAGAGAACGTGCTAAGGCAAAGGACTATTGGAATAAGCGCCAGGATATAGGTTATGATGCTATCTTCTCTTCCATTCCCCAGGCTATCCACATCTACGATGGTTGTATTTACATTCCTGATATCGTAGATGAAAAATCTTCTGAATTCGATATGAATACATTCCGTGACTATCATAATGTTACTATCGGCCATTTCCCAACAGGAGGCGGCAATAACAAGAATACCATGGAACTCCGAAAAGGAATTGAAATCGCTGTTCAAAAATACCCTGTTAAAGCCATCATTGAAACTGATTTACCACACGAGCATATTATCCGCAGAAAGAAAATGATTAACCTAGGATTCGATGCACTTTGGAGAGAATACCACGGTATGACCACCGTAGAAAATCTTGCACTTGGTGTACCAACTATGTGTAATATTTGTCCAGAGTTCGATAAAGTCTTCCGTGAGTTTTTCCAAACTGACTTTTATCCATTTGAACGTGTTCGTAACATCAATGAAATTGCTGAACGTATTGTTTTTTATTCAGAAAACCTGGGCATCCTAGAAGAACGTGGAAAGGCTGTCAGAAAATTCATGCAAGAAACATGGTCAGCCAAAAACGTTGTCACCAGAATAGTCCAGGAATATGAAAAACTTCTTGCGAGGAAATAATGAAACTATCAATTCTTGTTGCAACCGTACCATCAAGACTTGAAACATTCTTTCCACGTCTTATTAAACAACTCCAGGATCAGGTTAATAACCGTCCTGATGTTGAAATAATCGGCCTCTATGATAATAAACGCCGTACTGTAGGTCAGAAACGAAATGCCTTACTGAACCTGGCAACAGGTGAATACCTTACCTTTATTGATGACGATGACAGGGTAGCGAATGATTATGTGCAATCCATCATGGATACATTATATGCAAATCCTACCGTCGATGTAGTTGTATTCGACTGTATTACGACAATAAATGGTGGACAAAAAACGTATTCTCAATATAGTATAAGGTATGAATATGGTCAGATAGGTGACCAGTGGAAAGGAAAACCAGCTCATACAATGGTATGGAAATCAGCCATAGCCAAACGCCACATGTACCCCAATCTAAATTACGGAGAGGATGTCAATTGGGTCGTCAGGGCCTGCAAAGATGTCCGAAATGAAGTCAGGATAGATAAGGTTTTATATTTCTATGACTTCAATAGTGCAGTAACAGAAACCCGAGGATAACATGAAACGGTGTATCATTCAACAACCAGCAGGACTTGGAGATATTATTTTTTGTCAAAAAATAGCTACTGAATATGTCAACCATGGCTATGATGTGGTATGGCCTGTTATTCCCCAATATGAATGGGTAGGTAATTATATCAAAACACCAGGAGTATCGTTTTGCAAACTCACCGATACATGGTATGGATCTTGCGAAACACTTGATCTTGAGAGTGCTGGACACTTTTATCATGGTATATCGTGTATGGATGCAAAATATAAAATGGCAGGAAACCTAGATTATTCCGACTGGTCTAAGTATTTTAACTTTCGTAGAAACATTCAAAAAGAAGAGCAATTGAAAATACAACCTATGGAATATAATCTTATCTGTAAAAAATTTGCTTCACCACCGGATGTTCGAGATATAGATATACCTATAATGAATGATCTTCCGACTATTGAAATAGAATTCATCTCTGGATTTACTCCGTTTGATTGGTGTAATATAATTGAACATGCAACCAATCTATATTTTGTCGATACATGTTTTACATTAATTATAGAAAAACTTGATGTAAAAGCAAAAGAAATGATATTATTCTCACGAAATTTTGGCAAAGAAAATGAAGTACCAACATATATTGCTACACGGCATTTGTTTTCTAAACCATGGAAAACAGTTCATACAATGGAGGAATATTTAAAATGGGTGAACTCAACACATTTGATTTAAACCATTATATAAAAGAATATAATCTTAATACATTCGTAGAAACCGGTACAGGCATGGGTTTTGGTCTATCATACGCCCTTACATTTCCTTTTAAAAAAATATACTCGATAGAAATAATGAAAGAACTATATGACAAGAATATAAAAAAATTCCATAGTAGTAAACTAGAATTAATAAATAATAACTCAATAGATGGATTAAAAACTATCATGAGTAAGGTAAATCAACAAGATAATATACTCTTCTGGCTTGATGCTCATTTCCCAGGAGCTGATTATCAACTTGGAAGTTACGATGATATATTAGATTGTCATATAAAAACACCACTCGAAGCTGAGTTACAAGTAATATCAACTTATAGACCAAATAATAAAGATGTTTTCATAATAGATGATTTAAGAATGTATGAGATCGGTAATTATGAATTAGGTAACATCGATAAAAAATATCATTGTGACGGCATAGAATCTATAGTGGAATTATTTTCAAAATCGCATGATATTCATAGAAACAATAAACAGCAGGGATTTCTTATTCTCACGCCAATAATAAAGGAATTATCTATAAATAATTATAATAACATTTTTGCATATAAAGAAAAATATGCAATCAAAGGAAAATTATGTTGTTGGCCGGCTATAATAGCTATACAAGATTATCTCACCCACCACCCAGGAGGATACTTTGAAATTGGTGTATACAATGGTGCAGCTCTAGCTATATTAGCGCGCAAATTTCCTGATAGAGAGTTTTATGGTGTAGATCCTTATATCTCAGATGGTAATACTCCAGATCAAGAAATAGGAAAAATTCTATCTGAAGAAAAAGAAAATACCATACATAATATAAAGGACCTACCAAATGTAAAAACATATGAGATGACATCAAAACAATACTTAGATGGCAATAAAAATAATTTTCATAACATGAATGTTTCGACAATTCTTATAGATGGTTCCCATCATTATAATGATATTATAGTAGATATTGATATAGCAATCTCGTTGTTAAATAAATCTGGAGGATTAATATACTTTGATGATACTCATATACATGGTGTAGAAAAAGCCATAGGTTATTTCGTGAAAAAATACCGGAATAAAATTGACAAATTTTACAAAAATGAGTATAATGGATGTATTTCTGAATTAAAATCAAACCATGAATAACAAATATACATTTACATACAAAAAAGTAGTATATCCAAATTATATAAAAAATGGCAATGCGTGTAGCTTTGTTGTTCCATTTGCCCAGTGTTTTTGTAAAGGTAAAGGTTTAGATATAGGTGGATACTTGGACTGGACTTTTCCTGGAGCCCAAGCAATCAATATAGTCAACAAAGATAAATGGGATGCATATCATCTACCTGATAGGAAGTATGATTATATATTTAGCTCACATACATTAGAACATCTAGAAAATTATGTCAATGCTTTAGAATACTGGAAAGATCATATCAAAAAAGGTGGAGTATTGTTCTTGTATCTTCCCCACCCTGATATGTCTTATTGGTTGCCGCAAAATAACAAGAAACATCTTCATACATTCAATCCTGAACAAATGAAAATATTACTAGAAGATCTCAAGTTTAAATCTATTTTATACAGTGAACGCGATCTTTATTGGTCATTTTCAGTAGTAGCAATAAAATAAAAAGGAGTAATAAATGACAAAAGAAAATAGACATATGGATGATACTAAGTTACTGTGGCACATGGAAAGAGTTATACAACATTTTGATAAGGGGGAACGTGTACCTCCTATACATATAGATTGGGGTTTGTCCAAATTTTGCAATGTAAATTGTGTGTTTTGTTTTGGAATATTTCAAAATCTTAAAAGAGAATACATACAAAGAGACGCTTTACTTAAATCAATTAAAGAAGCCGGAGAATGCGGAGTTAAGAGTATAGCTTTCGTAGGAGATGGTGAACCTACTCTTAACCCCAATCTATACGATGCTCTCAAAACAGGAAAAAATGGCAACATATCCATGGCTATATCTACAAGTGGTGTTGCTTTGGATACGGACGAAAAAAGAGAAGTTGTATTAGATTGTTGCGATTGGGCTCGTTTTTCTATATCCGCGGGAGATAGGGAAGGATATAAAAAAATTCATAGAGTTGACAAATTTGATATAGTAGTTGAAAATATGAAAAAAATAGTAGCGTTAAGAGACAAAAAAGGCTACAAATGCGATATAGGGTTACAATCTGTATTTATACCCGGGCTCATGAACGATGATACTATAAAAGAAGCGAAATTAGCAGTGGAACTCGGGGTTGATTATTTTGTTATAAAACAATGTTCTTTACCTAAAAACAACGAATCTGTAGGAGCTGTTCACTTTGATATTAACTCTTACAGTGACGAAAATGTAATAGCAGCTTTGAAAGAAGCCGAAAGCTACTCTACAGAAAAGACACAAATCATTCCTAAATGGAAAACAATTGAAAGAAAGGGTGAAAGACTTTATCGTCATTGTCCTGCAGTTCCTTTAATTTCCGAAATCTCAGGAAATGGAGATTGGTTTCCTTGTGGTTATTTTTTCGGAGGTAAACGCGAATATGATCAATATAAATTTGGAAATATCCACGACAAGACTTTCAAAGAAATATTTGAGTCGGAAAGATATTGGGATATCATAAAAAAATTCAGGAATGAATTTAATTCTACAACTGGATGTTTTGGATCTTGTAGATTGGATGCGTGTAATAAGTTTATTGACAACTACATAACTAAACCGAAAGGAATTAACTTCATATGATGAACCTTTATGAAAGAACTATCCAAATTTGTTTTGAAGCTAAAAATAGCCATTTGGCCAGTGCTATCTCAGCACTTCCAATTATTGAAAAGTGCTATAGACATATGAACTTGGAAAAAGACACATTTATATTAAGCAAAGGTCATGGATGTCCATCATTATATGCGGTATTGGAATCATATGGATATAAACCGAATATAACCAAAAGTCACCCGGATATAGATGTAGATAACGGTATATCTTGCACAACTGGAAGCTTAGGTCACGGATTACCCATCGCATGTGGTATTGCTTATGCTACCAAATTACGAAAAGAAGATGGTAATGTCTATGTTTTAATGGGTGATGGCGAATGTGCCGAGGGAACAACATGGGAATCGGCAAACTTTGCTATAAAACACAGTTTAAAAAATTTGTTTATCATTATAGATCACAACCAATACCAGGCTTTAGAGAAAACCATCTATTCAGATTCAATACACCGTTTCAAGAAAGCATTTCCCGAACTCAATATCGAGATTATAACGTCTATAAAGGGAGAACCGCTAAGTATATTCAAACACCATCCTGATTGGCATGTACACACATTAACCGCGGAAGAATATCAAAATGCAATTAAGGAGGTATTGTAATGAGATACATATTCGGAAAAACTTTAGCTGACGTATCTCTGAATGATGATAGAGTATATGTTGTGGCAGGAGATATAGGGTTTGGTATATTTGATAATTTCAGAAAAAATTCTCCGGATAGATTCATAAATTTCGGTACAATAGAACAATCAATGATAAGTATTGCTTCCGGGATGGCATTAAAAGGATTGCGCCCGTGGGTATATACTATAACACCATTTCTTGTGGAGAGAGCATTTGAACAAATAAAAATAGATATATCGGCCCAAAATGTAAATGTTAAACTTGTTGGTTATTGTGATTATCCAGAACAAGGAATAACTCACATGGATATTAATTCTACTCAAATGATAAAATCATTACCAAATATAAAAGTGTATGAACCTACTACAAAGGAGGAAGTTGAATCTGCGGTGATAGACATGTATAAAAGTAATAACCCGGGATTTTTAACTCTTAAAAAACTAAAATGATAAATCTACCTAAAACAATAAACTATGTTGAATTGTATTTTACATTAAAATGTAATTTAAAATGTCCATACTGTATTAATACTTTTTCAGGAATAAAAAGAAATAGAACTGAAATAGATATTAAACAACTTTCTGAAAATCTTAATATGATAGACTTTACCAATATACCGCTAACGATAGGTGGGGGAGAACCTACTACGCGAACTGATTTTTATGAATTCGTGAAACTATTAAAACCCGAAATAAAAATAGATCTCTTGACGAATTTACAATTTAATATCAATGAATTCATATCCAAAATATCTCCGTCGATATTCTATAGTTGTGATAATGCGGCTTATAAATCTATACGTGTAAGTTATCATCCTATAAGTATGGATCCAAATGATATAATATCACGTTGTGTAGCTTTACAAGACGCAGGATTTTCTATAGGATTATTCGGTATCAACCACCCATTAAATACAAAATATAATATAATAATGTCAGAAATTGCCAGAAATAAAAAAATATATTTTTTTATAAAGGATTTTTTAGGAAATTATGACAACAATATATTTGGATATTATAAATATCCGGAATCAATATCTGGAGTGATTAAATCGTGTGAATGTAAAAGTAATGAACTACTAATAGGTCCCGAAGGTAATATATATAAATGTCATAGAGATTTATACGAAGATGAATATCCTATAGATAACATCGCAAATAAACATTTACAAATCGATTCTATTTATAGAGTTTGTAATAAATTTGGAACATGTAATCCTTGTGATGTAAAATTAAAAGCTAACAGATTTTTAGAAGCTGGTAAATGTGCCGTAGAAATAAAAAATATTAAGGAGATTATATGAATGAATTAAAAGGCGTATCTATAATAATACCAACTTACAATAGGCCAGATATGTTGCAAGAAAGCCTGAGAAATTTAAAATTGAGAACTTCATATGAACCGAAAGAAATAGTAATTGTGGATGGCGGTAGCGAACCAAACCACGTAGAAAAATACCAACAAATGAAAAATGAGGGATTATATGATAAAATAATACTTTTACCTCACAGGGCAAATATACCAGTGCATGAACTCACCGGGTGTGTGGAAAGAGCATATAAAGCCGGAATAGACAACTCTAATCCAGCATTTCCATATATGCTTTTAGGTGCTGATGATTTATTTTATCGTACAGGATGGACCGATGTTTTAGTTGATATGTTGGATAGTGAATGGGCAGAAAAATATAAAGTTAGAATAATTTCCGGTTTCAATCACTGGGCAGCACCTGGCGATTATGAGAAGATGAAACAATATGTACCAGAAATGTATAAAAGCAAAGATGGAAAAGTAGAAGGTTACGTATCAGAGTGGGGAGGTAACTGGTTTCTTAATAAACGTTTCTTCAATGAAATAGGAGGATTTGTAAACAACCTGAAAAAAGAAAAAGTTCCACTTCAGTATGCCCACAGTTATGAAGCTGTCATGCAATACAAAGGATATGAATTCGGATGGAAATGGGGAACAACAGTAGATACATATGTTCAAACCATGGCACGACCAGGATCCTCTTCATTGGGTAATTATAGACGTGATGAAAATGGTCAATTAGTTACTAATGAGCAATTCAATGGTGGTATAGCTATAGGTGTCAATTGGAAAGATGAATAAAGGAGACATCATGAAAATATTGATTACGGGTGGTGCAGGATTCGTAGGTGCAAATTTAGCGTTTTATCTCAAAGAGCGCGGTCACGACGTTATTGCTATGGATAATCTTGTACGCCGGGGAAGTGAATTCAATCTACCAGCCTTAAAAGAGCGGGGTATTACATTTATTCACGGAGATGTACGTTGCCCAGAAGATTTTGAACAACTCCCAAGGGTAGACTTTATTTGTGAATGCAGTGCTCAACCCAGCGCCACGGAAGGCTACAAGAATCCAATGTTTGATATCACCAACAATACCGTTGGTTTGTTGAATGTATTGGAATTTGCCAGGAAGAACGGTTCAGCAGTCATCTACTGGTCAACCAATAAGGTTTATAGCGGAGATATTGTCAATTCAATACCATTGAAAGAATTCGACAAACGATGGAATTGGGACCTTACAGCCGGATATCATACAGATTATAAAACTCCAGTGGGATTCACTTATGGATACGGATTCAGTAACGAACTCACTATTGACGGTGGTCAGCACAGTATCTATGGTCTGAGCAAGGTAATGGGTGACCTCATGTGCCAGGAATATTTCGACGCCTTTGGTGTCAAGACTGTTATCAACCGGTTCAGCTGTCTCTATGGCCCACGGCAATGGGGAAAATGTGAGCAGGGATGGGTTACCTGGTTCGCTATCGCCTACCGTTTTAACCTACCATTGACCCTATTTGGATGGAACGGAAAACAGGTTCGTGATGCACTCTATATCAGTGACATATGTAACTTAGTTGATATGGAAATGAAAAATATAGACAATGTTGCCGGCCAAGCTTTCAATATTGGTGGAGGTGGTGACAAATCCATATCGCTCTTGGAAGCATGTGATATGTTGGCTGAGCTAACCGGAAACACAACGGAAGTGACGATAGTTCCTAATGTCCGAAAAGCAGACCACTGTGTTTATATATCCGATATCCGTAAAATTAAAAAATATATCGGATGGGAACCCATAGTTGGCATAAAACAGGGTTATGTTAAGATACTCAAGTGGATTGAAGATAACAAGGATATGCTCGAAAAGCTCTACAAATGATAACCAGTATATTGTTTGATCTAGATGGTGTTCTTATAGAAGCACAGGATTGGCATTACCAGGCGCTCAATAGGGCTCTGAATGACATTTGCGGTTATGTTATACCTTATGATAAACACATCGAAACATACAATGGACTCACTACAAAGACAAAGTTGAAAATGCTTACAACCGAAGGTATCTTGAAAAACAACGATCATGATAAGATATTTATTCTTAAACAACATCACACCTTAAATATCATTCATGCACAATGTAAACCTGACCCACAAAAAGTGGATATGATGGCCCAACTCGTAGATTACAGAAAAGCATGTGTTACAAATAGCATTTACAAAACAGCTTATGAGATGCTTGTTCGATCCGACCTAAATTATTATCTTGAATACATCCAGGGAAATGAAACAACAAAATTCCCAAAACCAAATCCGTCTCCCTATCTTCAGGCAATGGCATTCATGGGAATATCACCACTTGAAACACTCATTGTAGAAGACAGTGATAACGGAATAAAATCAGCCTTGGCATCCGGAGCCCATGTTCTCCGTGTTAAAAACAGCAGTGAAGTTACTTATGAAAATATCATAAAAAGAATCGAGGAACTTAAATGCAAATAGTTATCCCCATGGCCGGCCGGGGAAGCCGGTTCGTAGAAAAAGGATACAAAGAACCAAAACCATTTATCAACGTTGAAGGTGTTCCGATGATTGAACGTGTGGTAAAAAATCTAAACATCTATGGAACATATACATTTATTTGTCTTGAAGAATTTTGGTATACACACTATGAGAGATTCATAGATATCATGGATAAAAATAATATTAACTTCAATGTTGTTTTAACTCCTGGAATTACTGAAGGAGCAGCGTGCACCATCCTTCTTGCAAAAAAGTACATTAACAACGATCAAGAATTAATACTGGCAAATTGTGATCAAATCGTAAAAGATTACATGTATATGACACTCTCAGCACGATACTTCGAATCTAAAAAAGCAGACGGTGGAATTCTTTGTTTCCTGGCAGAAGGAAAAAAATGGAGCTACGCCGAAGTAAAGGAAGAACGGATCATACGAGTTGCAGAGAAAGATCCTATTAGTAATCTAGCTACAGTGGGTATCTATTATTTCAAACGAGGAAGTGATTTTGTTCAAGCCGCGGAACAAATGATTGCCAAAAACATTAGGGTCAACAATGAGTTCTACACATGCCCGGTGTTCAACGAACTTATAGGAATGAGTAAAATGGTTCTTCCGTACATGGTGAATGAAATGTGGGGAATAGGCACTCCAGAAGATCTGGAAATATACTTGAGGAGGAATGATGATAAAACGAGATAAATGTGTATTCTGTGGAGATATTCAACTGATCCCATTCAGAGAAATATCCATGCCAGTTTCAATGAGTTGTTTAGATAAACCCGTAGTAGATGATTTCGAAGTGTTGCAATTTTGTTTCTGCCGTAAATGTGAAACAATTCAACTTGGTTATTTGGCCGAACCATACCGTGTTTATATGGTTAATCTTAATTATACAACTGTCGGTGAAACATGGAAAACTCACATGGAAGCTTTTAGTGAATTCATTAAAAAACATAATCCAAAAAATGTCCTGGAAATTGGAAGTCCAACGGGTGAACTATTTTCAAAAGTGAACAATGAATCTTTGGAACATTGGACAATATACGAACAAACTCCATCACCCAATGCAATCATATCTGATAAATTAACTATAAAACATTCCTATTTTGATACTAGTACACTAATAAAGGAAAAGGTAGATACAGTAGTATTTTCACATGTTTTAGAGCATCTATACCAACCCCGGGAAATACTAGAAAAACTTTATGATATTCTTCCTGAAAACGGACAAATTATTCTCTCATTCCCTAATATGGAATATATTGCCGATCATGATTTAATGCCACCTTATAATATGCACTTTGAACACACATATTACCTAACGCAATCCGGTCTTGAAGCTATGATTGCAAATACTGGATTTAGAATTGTGAATCTCATCCACCATAAAAACCACGCCATATTCGTTGCAGCTCAGAAAGCAAATAAACTTAATCTACCAGCTCCATTCAATAGATCAGCTATAAGTAGATTATATACGTTTTTTGATAATATCCAAAAAGATATGCGTGAAGTAAACCAAAAAATAAAGGGTAAGAAAGAAGTCTACCTTTATGCCGCTCATTCAGCTTCACAATATCTTCTACAATCAGGATTGCAAATGTTTAATATTCAAGCTTTTCTGGATAACTCGAAATTAAAACAGGGTAAGTTCCTTTACGGATATACCTTTCCAATATATAATCCAGAATGCATCAAAGATAATATTAATCCCATTGTTATATGTAGAATGGGAATTTATAATCAAGAAATTATCAATAAACTAAAATCTATTAATCCACAAGTGGAGATTATATGAAAACATTCGTGTGTACAATGTATGATGAACATAAACAGGTACTTAGTTCCTTGAGAAACATTCGAAATAATTTTCAAGATACTTGTATCATTCTTTGTCATTCCTATGACAAAGAATCGTCCGAATTACAAGAGATCAAAAAATTGGTTAATAAATATTATCACCTTCCGAATCTTGGCACTATTTATAACAGATTTGAACTTCCATCCTATGCTATTTCCCGTAACTATTCATTGGGTTTTTCCACATTTTATTCCCTTGAACAAAATACCGAATACATTGTTGCGTTCACTGGAGATACCGTAATCACCGATGCCACAAATTTTGACAGACTTTATAAAAAAATTAAGAGTCGCGGTGCTATAGCTGCTGTTTCTCAGGCTATTGGACAATCATTTCACGCTGTGGATTCAAATCCCTTACTTGGAAAATGTGGAGGTCGTTATCAACACATGAATATAGCTGATTTTTCATGTAGTATATTTATTATTGATGGAGAATTTGCATGTCAACATAAAACATTTGCATCAATTCCAATTACCAATAAATATACTTCCGAACAATGTCTGGGAGATGAACTATCAAGATGTACGGGCCCCGACTTTCATAAAAAAGTAATACGACTCAATGAAGATAATGTCTATTACTCTTATAATTATAGTGATGGTATTATTTATCACCAACATACTGATACATCAAGGTCAAAACCATGATATTTATCAGTCACCGCGGGAACATTAACGGCCGAGTACCAAACCAAGAAAATAAACCCCGGCGCATCATCAGTGTACTCAATAAAGGATATGATGTTGAGATTGATGTGTGGTTCAACGGTATCAATTTCTTCCTGGGCCATGATTTTCCTCAATACAATATCCCGCAAACATTCCTATCTATGAAAGGTCTCTGGTGTCATGCTAAAGACCTCCAAACACTTTCCGAATTGATGCGATTAAAGCTCAATACATTCTACCATAATACTGATGCGGCTACTCTTACGTCAAAGGGAATCATCTGGATCTATCCAGGTAAAGAAATAAAATGTTGCCATCCTTGCATCTGTCTACCCCAGGATAAAAATATGAAAATAGAATATAGAAATGTTTTCGGACTCTGTAGTGATTACATCTCCTTTTTCAAGAAAAAAATTGGTTGAAAAAAATCAATATTTGTATATATTATAATACAAAGGACATAAAGATAAGGAGATATTATGACAGGTTTTGACATTAGTTCCTTTACAGCGGCAAGCACGTTACCGAAGAAGATTATCTCAAACGAAAGCATTATAAAATTAGTAAAAGAGCATACCATCCGTCCCATACACGTTCAGTTGAATCCAACCAATGTATGTCCATTACATTGTTCTTTTTGTAGTTGTGATAAACGTAATAAAAAAGATGTGATGGATCTAGATCTCGCTAAACAAATAATTAATGAATTTCATATCATGGGAACGGAAGCTATCACAATAACAGGTGGTGGAGATCCTCTAGCATACCCACACATCAATGAACTAATTGACTATATTACCAAAAAACATATAGATATCGGATTAGTCACCAATGGGGTCTTATTTAATAAACTAAAAATGGAATCATTGAAGAAACTTACATGGTGTAGAATATCCGTCAGTGACGAACAAAAACTAAATAAAGAGCATCTCACACCATTAATGGAAGCTAAAATTGATTGGGCTTTTAGTTATGTACTTACTGATAACGATAACCTGGGAAATCTACTAAATTGTATTATATACGCTAATAAATACAACTTCAGCCATATTCGTATTGTGGATAATATACTATCCAATAAAGCTTCAAATATAGATAAAGTACAAGATTTTATCTCTTATAACGATGTAAACGATTGCCGAGTTATATATCAAGGCCGAAAAAATTATACCAAAGGTCATAAACGCTGTCTTATTAGTCTTCTTAAACCAAACATTGATCCTTTGGGAAACTGGCTTCCATGTTGTGGAATCCAGTACGCGCAAAAGAAACCATCCTACGATTTTACTAAAGAATTTGTAATGTCTACCGCAGATGATATGTATCAAGTATATGCACAACAAAAATACTTCGATGGTAGCAGGTGTGTAAAATGTTACTATTCTGACTATAATAATATCCTTAATCTTTTATGGGATTCTGGAAAGTTGATGCATCAGAAATTTATATAGGAGAAAATATGATACGGATAGGATTGGGAATCACCACGTACAACAGAAAAGAAAGCCTGAAGATCCTTATTAATAGCATCAGGAAAAATACACAGAACATATCATATCACCTATTTTGCGCGGTAGATGGATCCACAGATGGAACCGTAGAAATGCTCATGAAAGAGGGAATTGAGTTCACTTATGGCCCCACGGTAGGACCTAACAGAAATAAGAATAGGATTATCAGAAGATTCTCACAATTCAATGCTATGTTTATCATTGAAGATGACATGGAAATCATTAGTCCCAACTGGGTTGAATTGTATACCCTGGCATCTGCTCTTTCAAATATTCCATACTTTACCTATAAAAAATTGAACCTTATGGAAGAACCACCATTGCAAATTGATTCTATTGGAAATATACAAGTTGCATGGATGAAAGAACATTCATCACAATTATTATATTACACTAGAAGAGTCATAGAAAAGGTGGGTGGTATTGATGATAGATTCACTAGATATTATTATGGTGCTAGAGAACAATTTGATCGTATAACAAATGTTGGTTTATTACCAAAAAATCAAGGTATACCACATGTTCTTGAATCACAGAAATATATTATTCCCATAGAAATAGGAAAAGTACCTAAAATCATGAGTGAGGATGAAAAAGAAATGGAACGAAAAGCAAGCTTTGAAATATATAAACGACTTTCCGCGGAAACGAAAACAACCGGGAACTATTACAGGAAACTATAATGCAATTAGTTACAGATAAACCATGTGCCACCAATGATCCACGATTTTTATGTATGGGTATCCTTAGTGATTGTGGAAAAGACTATGCAGCGCTTTTAAATGTATACGATGGAGCTAAATACATTGAAAAGATAGAATGGGGTGCCGGCCGCATAATATCAACATCGAATTTCAAATATGTCGAGGATGATAAAGAATGGGAAACGTTATTTTTATTTATTCAACAAACAACAATTTTCAGTCCAGTTAAAATTAAATTACTTGTAAAAACTCCACAAGTTAATACATATACTTATAGTCGAGATTACATGCAAACTGAAGATTACATTAAAAGAAAACAAAAGGGTATTCTATGAATAAAATTTACACCAGGAAAGAGATAGACGAACTTATAGCTGAATATAAAAAAACACCAACCCCTGAAGTATCACTGGAAATATTCAAAGCATTTGAAGGTTTTATTTTAAAATACGCGCACTTTCTAAAATATAGATATATCAAAGCCTTCCCAAAAGATAAAGATCTTCACAGTCTTATGAAGATGCTTAATATATCAGATATTCATAACAGCCCCATACTTAAAATATTCGACACCTGGGATTTCTCTGAAATATTTAATCAGCTTTATTTGATTTTCTTGGAAAGTATAAAACTGTTCACTAGACGTAAAGAAGGACCATATTTCGTTGGATATCTATCACAATATTATAAGTTTATGGTTAAAGAATGGATTGCTTATCTTAGCCATGATGCCCTGAATTCAGTTAATACTCACTTCATAGAATCTGATGAAGATATAGAAGAAAACTATAAAGACATAAAGGAATATGAGAATATATGTTTAACTGAAAAAACTCCATTAACTCAATTAGAAAAATACATTTTATACTTATCGTATGGAAAAAAACTAACCATGGATGAAATATCGGAGCTTTTAGATATTCATAGAGTCTACTTACAGGAATTAAAAAATAAAGCCAAAGATAAACTACTCGGTTCCGGTATAATTCTTGATGATCTCGAAAAACCAGATTAATACATCAAAAAATAAACATTGACAAACATAAAAAAAAATTCTATAATATATACCAATAATATATAATTTTAGGAGGCTTCATGCAAGTTGAACGTAATGTATTGTATTACGGTGACGTAAAAGTTGAGATTGAGTTTGTGCGTGAAGGTGACAGGATAATCATTACACCAGATGGATTTCGCAACATGTTCTTAAGAATGTCTTCTCTTCTTGTTGCCGAATTAAAACTCAAGCAAGAAGCAATACCTTCCCAACAACACACTATAGAAATACCACCGGTTCCGGAACAACCGGTAAATAAAGAAAATATACCGGATGGTAGTATTCCAACCACACAAATAGTCGTAGACCCTCTAGATTGGCGTCAGGATCAAATTGATAATATGAAACTCATAAAGAGTACCATGAACATAACCGACAATGATGATTTTGATATATGGGTTAATAAATGGAGTAAAGGTAATATTACCAAGTTCAATATCCTGACCCCGGCTACCATTGATGATTTTATCAAATACATGCTTGTTAATGCTTGTGGACGATAATTCATAAATCACATTTTCAATAATACTAACCGCTCATCACACCTATATACGATTGGTGGAGGCTCAGTGGAAAACAAAGAAATTATAGATATACTATCAGGTAAACTGTCTGAATATATTATCAACCACCTTAAACTTGATTTAAAATCAAATGAATTCTTCAAATGTCCTACTGGAAAACATGAAGATGGTATTCCGTCATGTCATGTTAACCCAAGAAATACTGAAACCTGGCATTGTTTTGGATGCAATGCCAGTGGTAATATCTTCCATCTCGCACATTTCTATGAAGGCCTTCCTATCAATGGTATGGAATTCTGGACAAAGAATGTAGCTCATCTTGCTAAGTTATTCAATATTCCCTATAATCCAGATGACATCAATGAAGATCTTAAAGAAAAATACGAAATGTATAGAGCATACAAAGATGCTGCCAGCATACTTTGCACCTATCCGGAAAATCCTGAATCATTAATTTATCAATATCTGAAAGAACGAGGATGGAACAAAGAAATAGCTCAAACATTAATGATCGGGTGTGTTGAAAACAAAGATGATTTTATTGCGAAGATGGAAGCATTGGGATGGCGTAAAGATTACCTAATGCAAATCGAGTTGATGAACGGATACATACTCAACAAAGATAATCTCATCTTTGTAGTTTGTGATGATAAAGGCCGGCCGTGCGGCTTCGCGGCCAGGGATATGAAGTGGTTTAAAGGAAAGACATATTCTGACGGTAAACCTGCACCAAAATATCTCAATTCACGCACCAGCCTCATTTATCAAAAGGGAAATATCCTTTATAACTTCTATCAGGCTAAAACCTTCACGCCACCTCTTTGGATATTCGAAGGTTATGCTGATAGTGTAACCGCATATGAAGGAAAACTATTCAATGCGTGTGGTATAGGAAGCACCAACTTCACAGACAATGAAGATGCCAGCCACGTTGAACTCTTAAAAAAATACAACGTCAACGACATTATTCTTTGCCTGGACAATGATTCTGGTGGCATCACCGGCATGAATCATACATTGGAGATTCTTTGCGAATATAAGAATTTCAATGTACGTGTCTGCGTTATACCGGAAGGACATGACGATCCTGATAACTACATACGAAAATTCGGTATTGATGCTTTTTTGAAACTCCCACTATTGAAACCGTTTAACTACAAACTATCACTGTATAAATTCGATGCTGATAAAACCAAGATCGTTCAAGAAATGGTTGAGTATATCGCAACGGAAAAATCACCGGCAGAACAATCAAACATGGTATCAGCTCTCTCTGCGCGTACTGATTTCCCAATTGAGATTATAGATCGCGAAGTAAGAAACCTAACCAGCCAACAGGATTTCCAGAAACACATGGAGTTTAAAGAACTCCAGGAACAGATTGATAAGGATATCAAACGCGCCAAAAATCTATCCGATCTTGCTCAGCGTGTCACACGCAGAAAGAATGAACTTGATGAAAAAATAGATGCTGAAGATTTTAGCCGCAATGATATGGAAAGCTATCATATTCGTATCACAGAATTAAAAGAAGAAATAGCAGCTGATGTGGACCCAGGATTCAATTGCGGTAAATACCAAGAACTTTCAAGAAACCTTGAAGGGATACCAAAGAAAGCATCGATGATTGGTCTCGCTGGTATTTCAAACATCGGTAAAACATCCTTCATGCGTTCCTTGACATTGGAACTGGCCAAGAAAAATGAAGATATTCTAGTCATTGTTATGAGTATCGACGATCCATTTCAAAAAGTTATTCCGGGTTATCTCTCACTTCTCACCGGCCTCAGTATATCAGACATAAGAAGAGCCCGCAAACGCATATGGAACAATCCTGGAAAGATGGAACTCTGGAAAGAAGGATGGAGACAATTCAATGCGTTAAGCGAGAATCTTGTTGTAAGGGATATAGAAGATGGTAGCACGACAGTAGCACTTGAGAAGTGTATTAAATACTACAAACAAAGATTACCGAATAAAAAACTATTCTGCGTTGTAGATAACTTTCATAAACTCCGTGACTTTCCGGATCTTTCAGAACGATCTAAATATACAGCGATCAGTGGACGGATTAAAGACCTCACTACTATCTATAACATTCCCATACTCAATGTTCTTGAACTGCGTAAGTTCATGCAATCTGTCAATCGTCCAACAATTCAAGACATCAAAGACACGATTGACATTGAATATGATTGTGATGTCATTTGGCTTATGCATCAAGAATTACATATAAACCCCAGTACAGATGATGTATGGGTCGGACGTACTGATTATGATAACAAGGATATGCCGATTAATGAACTTCAGTATGCAAAGAATAAAGAAAGCGGATGGAAGGGCATCCAAAGATTCAGATTCCGTACCGATCATTCTGAATTTTATGAAATATCCGAAGAAGAATATAACAACATTAAAGGTCAACATAGATTTTACAACGATCCACCACCAATGGATCTCGTAAAAAGACCAGGACCCAAACCAGAACTAACATCATTATTTAAAAACTGTCAACAAATAGCTCAAGCAGAACCACCCAATAACTTGAAAAATTTCAGTTTCTAAGGAGAAATTTCATGCAAGAAGAAAGTAAAATACCACAGGAAGAAAATGTATCAGTTGATTGTGCAATTAAAATTGAAACTATCTTGCAACAACTCATTGTCCGCGCAAAAGAAACGGGACAAGAATTTGATAGCGATGAATCAGCACATCAATGGGCCGAAAGAAAACTCGAACAAATGATCGAAAAAAAACGTATACGTCATGGAAACACTATCGTTTGCATCATATGTAATAACGGCACTTGCAATTCAACCACGGGACCATTGATCAAACAATCTGGTAGTTATATCCATAAAAATTGTATACATCATGATTAACGATATCAACACATTCATTTATAACAATTATATTTCGGATGAACAAAATAAACCTTCACGGGAACGTGGTGTTTATTGGCCTTCCCAGGCAAACGCTATTCTTGCCAATGGCAATGTAGTTGGTACCTGTCTCCGTAACTCTTTCTATAATATAAAAAGAACGGTTATGACAAATCCACCATCAACTGCAAGCATCCGAAAAATGAAATATGGTTGTTCTATAGAAGATTTTGAACTAGAACAAGCTCAGAAATCAGGTCTACTTTTAGCACGTCAAGTACCATTTGAAAAGAAAATCGAAGGTATTAGGATCCGTGGAAAAATAGATGGTATCGGACAAATGGATCTTCTTCCAAAAGGAATGGAATATAAAACCGGAGGCGGATATTACTTTTCGAAACAAATTTGGGGAAGCAATACAGAGCCGGGATCACCACGGTTTGGTAACCTGTTACAAGTTATACTTTATCTAGATGGATTTCGAAATCATCCAGAATATCCATTCGATGAGTGTTATATCATCTACATTGACAGAGGATCGGGAGATACAAATGAGTTTCGTATAAAGCTACAATCAGGTTTTCCAGTTATAGATGGTGAAGTAATGTATATTGTTAATGTTGAATCGATATATCAACGGTATCTTCAACTCGATAAATACATTACCATCAATACACTTCCTCCGTGCGATTACCATAACTTTTATAATACTGATGAATTAAAAGAACTTTATAAAAATAAGAAAATATCAAAATCAAAGTTTGAGCAATTTTCAACCGTAGGTTACGGACAAGATCAGGAATGTTCTTATTGCAACTGGCTTGACCGATGCCGCGAAGATACCTACTTATAAGGAGATACCATGAAAGTTAAACAAGACCGAGAAATAAAACATTCCATTATTACTTACGACAACTGGCCAGGAGAGGGCCAGAGCCAAGGTATCATAACAGAATGGGAAAATGGTGAAGGTTATGACATAGTTCTTGGTGGTACCATTCTTGAAATTACACACAATGAAGCCATGGCGCTAATGTGCCTAATTACAACTATGCAAATAATGGGATATAAACAAGAGGAAAGCCAAAATAAATGAAAGGAGGAACCAAGTGAACAGTAAAATTAAACAATTAGTAGAAGATGAATGTGACCAACTTGAAGCTACAAGTTTCATCTTAGAAGCCCAGCTCGAAGTTTTGAATCAAATGCCAATCAATGGAACTATGGCAGAACAAGTGGCCAATCAGAAGAAATGGACGCAATCACAAATTGACCTTAACAAGCTTACTATAGCTGCAGTTAAGGCAAAACTCATCAAAATGGAGGAAAAACAATGATGCACGAAGATGTACGTAAAAACCTGGAAACAGAGATGCACAAGCTGCAAAGCAACGTGATTCTACAGGAAACTGTAAAGGAGGTAATGGAAGGCCAACTTATAATGATTACGGAGCCGGCAGCTGCAGAAGAACATAGAAAAAGAATAAACAAGATAGAAAATGAAATTTCATTTTCTGATAAATGTGCGAAGATTATAGAAAGAAAGTTACAAGAATCAAATAAACCTTTGCCATCCGGACAAAATGATATAAGAGTAATATAAATAAACTGATATAATTAAATAAGGGGCCAGGTATATTCTTGGCCCCTTATTTTTATATTATAAAACTAACGTGGAATAAGTTCTAATGTTCCAGATGCAACTATTAATTTATATGATGATGTAGGATAATAAACATCATATAAAATAAATTCTCCTGATATTGGACCACTAACATTCAATCCACCACTAACATTCAAATTTCCAGCTCTACTACCTGATATTCTTATATTATACCCAATTACAATTATCGGTGTACCACCAGCACTTGCCTTCATACCGGCTTGTAAAGAATTTATCTCTGATGGAGTCCATATGTTACCAGTAAACGGACTTGTTTCAAGAGTAGTAGATATTGAATGTTCACCTAAATCATCTATACATGCTTGTGTATCAATATCAATAACGTAGTTTCCAGACTTTAAAGAAAACGCTATATTCCCAGAACCAACAGCATATGATAGAGTTATTGTTATTGATGATATATTAATCAATATTGTATCGTCAATTTCATACAAATCTCTATACCATCCACCATACATTATTCCCACTCCACCCCCATTTACATCTACCCAGTTTGATATTTCACCTACATCATCCCATGTAATTTCATCACCATTAGCAGATGGATATAGTATAGTAGAACTAGAAACAGAAGGAGTAGTTATTGTCGTTACTACTATATTATCAGGTAAAGATCCACCCAATGTTGTCGTTGAAGTTAAAATAGTTCCATCTGGACATACGTATCCAGATGTACTATGAATAAGATCAGAAACATATAATGATCTTGAAAAATTATGTTGTCCGGTCCAATTATAATTTTTAGTAACATCTGTATTGAATATTCCAGAAATTAAAATAGAACCATCTGGGAAAATATATCCTAAATTGGAACTAATCATGCCAGATACATTAAGTGCCGGAGAAACTTCTTTATAATATATCTGCAGATATATTTCAGAACATCTACATGAAATCCACGTTACACTAGGACAAACATTTATTCCTATTTTTAAATCAGAAAGATCGGATACTGACCAGGCTTGTTCTGTATATGGATTATACTCAAATGTATGAGAAACCCACCCCCACTCAGAAGATTGGGTAAAGTGCACAACATCTCCATAATATGTTACACCATCAGTAAGAACAGCAACCTTAAAATCAGCGGTAGGATTATTCACAGGTGCATTAAATAAACATCTAGCATAAACGGTTATTGATGTGATACAACTATCATCGGATATACTACTAATATTTATATCAAACATATCTAGATAGTTCTCCAATGGAGAACTATATGGTTCTGATTCAGTTTGTATGTATGTAGTATCCAAACCATCAATGAGACTATCATAATGAGTTGATAAAGATGGGTAATTCCAACCTCTATAATAATCGGAAATAGGTAATATATCAGTTATTCCAGATGAACTTTCAACTGCATATGTTATACTCAAAGGTCCCGGCATTGTATCGCCTTCTTTACGTACGTAAGTTGTAGCACCACAACCTAATGTATTAGTAGAAGTTAAAATAGTTCCATCTGGACATACGTATCCACTGGTAGTCTTTATAAGCCCATCTATATCTAAAGAATCTTCATTATATTCTATACCAACAGCCTGCAATACTAAATTAAAATAAAATAATCCAAATAATATAAGTAATAATTTTTTCATATTACCACCGTATTTAATACACCATTCCAATTTATATCTTTACCCGATTCACCTTTAACTCTCAATATCAATGCATTGTTAACAGTATCCGCGGATGCATTTACATACCACGAAACCTTATTACTACGCGTAATTATTGTAATTGTTGGAGTTCCAATCAATTCAACATTTTCACCAGTATTACGTTGTATAGCACCTTCTATCTTAAAAAAGGCATTATCTCCATTCCCACCCACTTCCCTGGCAACCACAGTATATATAAAACCAACAGTCTGATTTTCATTTATATCATATCTATCAGTTTCATCTATAAATATCTCATTGAAAATACCATCATCAGTAGATCCACTATAAGCTATACCTATATTATCTAAATTTATCGGAGGATTCACTATGTGTTCTTCTATATGTTTTGGGGTCCTCATAACTTCACACTCAAATTGCCTAGTTATATTATTATAAACCAACACAACCCTATGCTTTAAGTTTGACAAATTTATAACATACCCCTTTATTTTACCAGCGTTGGCCTCTGTATTAAGCATATCTTGAAATTCTTCTATTAAATCCGCAGGTGTATTTATAGATGTTTGCATTTGCTGAATCTGTCTATTAATAGCATTTATTTTATTATTGAATTCTGAACGTAGATAGGACACATCCGGAGATTCTGATGAATTTGTTATCTGTATACGTTGAATTTGCCTATTGATGGCATTTATACGATTTAAAATATCATTTTTAAAAGCTACAAATGAAAGTTGATCAATTTCAGCATCATTCTCAGCTCTTAAAATTTGTATCTGAGAATTTATAGCCTGGATTTGCTCATCAACACTATGTTTAAATTCAACAAATGTTTTATTATCAACACCCATTATTTTTTAACTCCAAATTTATTAAATTGTTGCTTCAAGAATTCTACATCACGGTACATACGATCAAAATTTCTAACTAAAATTTCCCTGGCAACAGGAGTTATAGGAGTCTTTGGCGAAATAGTCACCATTTGTTCTTTTAGTGCTATAATCTGCGAACCAATACTATTGAATTGTTGATAGTATAACTTCTTAAATTGTTCGAATTCTTCTCGCGTAATATATTCACTTGTTTCTATTTTTTCATTATTCATAATTACTCTATATCTATAAATTTTACTACAGGCGTAACACCCTCCTTCTTATATAACGTAAGACGTAACCTCAAATTAACAGGTTCGACCTCAATGGATATAGCACTCTGTATAGGAAATGGATCTACGTTAGAATCATAATATGTATAACTCTCATCATCAGATAAGATCTCAATACGAATAGGTTTAAGTAATTTTATATCATCTTCAGCATAATCATCATTTAAAGTTATACTATTTATAGTATCGTATGATCCAATATCATATGTAACTGTCCCACTATCCATAAAATCCGCGCGATATATATCAACATACCTAAGAGAATAATAATACTGGCCATCACCAGAGCTAACTCCACCTAATTTAACACGAAATTCACTACTATACGAAAAATCACCCAATATTTTAACAGGTAACTTAGAATTAACTTCTATTTCTTCGTATGTTCCTGAAGATGTTTTATATTCAATAGTTTTAATTAAAGTACCGGCAAATGGAAACAATTCGATTATATTAGCCTTATAATCTGAAACAGTTGAAGTTATAATATCTATATATAACTCATCACTAGAATGTGTTTTTGACCATATATCATCTTTGTTATTTATAAATTTTAGCATGTCAGAATCTTCAACCCATGTAGAGGTATCGGTGTTATAATAATAAACACTGTTAGAGTTATAAGCTGTAACTATACCATAATTATTAGTATACCTTCCAATTTTAGATTCAACATTAAAATCTTGCAGGTATATTTCACCGAATAATTTATCTACATGAATATTATCCAAATCCACCGGATCAGAATATCCGGAAACGGTATACGTTCCAGACGACATTACACTAACTTGACTAGTTAACCAATCTAATCCCGTATTCATATTAGTTACAAAATCCGTGTATCTTTTTACTAAGGCCTTATAATCAACATATAAAGAAACTATGTTGTTACTAAAATCACTAACAACCTGATTTAAAAAATCAGATGTATAGGGATCGTTATCTTCTATTTCGTAATCATGTAAATCAATATTATCCATAAATCACCTTTATAAATTAGGATGTTTTATCCTATTATCTTTGCCTCCATCTGTAATAATGTCCTCGGAAGCTGTATGAAATGTAGTTGCAGAAAATATCTGAGCATCAAACTCAGCTTTCAAATCAATAAGATCCAACTCCAAATTGGTAAAAAATTTATTCCAAACTGAAGGCTGGATGACCCAATTTTTACGAAAATTAATTCTATATGTTCTTAGCATAATATACCCTTATAATATATATCATTTTATATAATTTTCAATATTATATGACCTTAATGTTGGTGTATTTTTACCATCGGTGCTAGTAAAAGAAGCAATAAGTTTCACATTAGTATCAATCCCAAAAGATTCGGCATAATTAAACCATAGGGTACCCGATGTACCTGGAGTTAATTCATAATATTGAATAACTCCGGAAGAATCTATAACTGTATCTAAAACATACTCATATTCGGTTGGATCCGATGCAACTTCCAGTAAAAAATACCTCTTGGAAAAATATTCAACATTCGATATACTCGGTAAAATATCTGGTATATAAGTATCATCATTATCATCTAGATACTCCAATTCAACTAAATTAGTACCCGCAATACCGTCTAATACATATGAGGTCACACCGTCTATACTTTCTAAGAAAATTGACATATTATCAGAGTTTATTTCTTGAGTACTATCTTTAACAATACCGTTATTTATAACAACATGTCTTATCCTAAATGGTATTGTTAATCCCTGTATAATTATATCTCCATTATTTTCAAGGTCAACATATGCCCGCAATTGATTAACCGGTTCTTGTTTTTTAGCTAAAATAGAAAAACTCAAGTTATCTAATTCTACGGAAGGTATATTACTATTATCTAGTAATTTTATAGTTATTTCATTACCGCTTATGTTGTATATTACAGAATAATCTACATTTTCATTAAAAATTGTATTACCTAAAACCACTCTTTGCAATGATCCTTCTACTATACTATATTCCTCAGATATAGTTATAACCCCCTCACTAAAACTAAAATCAGAATCAGGAACAATGGTCCACAACCAATCATATGTGGATACAATATCCCATTCATTATATCCCACACGCACCGTTAAACTATCCTCAACATAAGTTGACGGTAGCGAATAAGACGACAAAGTACCACTAGATGTATGCCATAATACACCTCCACTTATGATAAGATTATCTTCAATAGCATATTCCGTAAGTTGACCACTGACACTAATACTATAATCTATAATAGTATTTTCTGGAATATCATCATCTCGATCTAGTTTTAACTTATATAAATCAGAAATAGCATAATACTGACTTTCTAACTTTCCATTTTGTTGATATTGCGCTAAACCGGCCTGCAACCTAGATACAGAAAACAATGAAGTATTTGACTGGAATTTCAATGAGACACAACTTGTTGGTTTAAAATTCCACATATGATCCAAACCACTTCGCGTGCCAATTTTTATCCATTCTTTATCATAGTCCTCTTTGACATAAAGATCAATATCTAATACATTGTTAGAACTCAAAAAAACCTTATTAATAGCATCTTTCTTAGATAAATCTACAGTGAAGTATGACTCAACTTCATTACTATTTTTATATCCCCAAAATCCTATATTCTCATTGAATATATCAGAAAAATTACTACCCGGTATTATTTCACCTCCAGGCATCACCATTGGATACGTGGTTATTTTATATAAATTTGACATGAACTTTTTCTCAGTTATCTTATAACCCAGACTATAACCATCGCGGTCCAGTATAATATTATCTTCAACTTCAACTCTAGTAGTATCTTGGAAATCATCAGAAAAATCCTCACGCTTAGGATATACATGCCGTAATTCTATATACGAAGCAAATGACTTTGATAACTGCTTCAGATATTGAGTTTTTACATTTTCATATAAAATTTCAATCATAGATTGTATTTGAGATAATTTAAAATTGAATAAATCAACAAAACGTGACATTCATTTCTCCTAATTAACACCAAAATTTACTTTCCAATTAAACACACTCGGGAGAAGACCATTGGCACCGCGTTGTAATACGAATCTAACACGTAAACTTTTATTTGTAGTAGATATAAAAGCCCTTTCACCAGACACCGAATTTTGTTTACGTTTAAGAGAGATATCTGAATTTATATATAATTTATCTGGCACCAGATATAAATCAGAATTTCTAACTGGTTCCTTTCCAACTGGTATAATACGATTCCATGTCATTCCATTATCAAACGAAAGAAAATAATAATTATCACCCTGATCATTAACATCCAATGATATGGAATTATAACCTTCAGGTATTTCTATTTCATCGGTAACTTTCTCTGATACTTCAGAATACTCATTAAATCCCACTTTTATATCAGATATACCAATAGTATATCGTTTTCTCTTACTCTCAGAACTAGGAACTAAAGCGTATCCTTCATCTCCAACGGAATTTACTAATTCCGGTAATTCTGTGAATGATGTTCCCGGCATCCAATAATTCAAGATCCACTCATTTATATTATTGATAAAATGTGTAACATTGTTATTAAAATTATCACCATAGGCCCTGGCCATTTCACAAACATGTGGTCCGGTTATATCTAACCACGATTCGTTATTTTTAATCTTAAAATAACCAAGCATATACTTCATATAATAACCATTTTCTTGTTTGAGAGTTATAAACATAGACCTAACTTTTTTATCAGTAAACTCTTCAGGTATATTGAATATAAAATTAGTTTCACCTAGTATAAATGTTTCCTTAACATCTACCGATAAAACTTTAATTCCATCAGATAGTTCTATCTTCATTAATTTATAATAAGCGCTAGCTGCGCCACTATAAGGAATAATAACAAGTGTATTAATAGCAACTGGTTCTTTGAATATAATTTTTATAGTTGTCGTAAGAGATATATCCTTATCATATACTTTTTGAAAGAATAAAGTATCATCCCTATATTCTTGCAATACCATGGCTTCACACTCCCAGAATGTATCCTTACCATCAACTATAAGAGAACCATCATTATTCTCAAAACGAATACCATCCTCACCTGATTCATTCCCATAAATATAACTACCAAACATCTTCCCATAATAAACTGGTATATTGGGATCAGAACTTTCAGCTTTCAAAATTGGTTTATCTTTTATAAATGGTATAGCATCTATAAAATTATTAACACCAGAAGTCAATCTATCAGTTAAAACTGTGGCCGAATCATGTTCTAATATGAAACCATCATCATATTCGTCGTCTTCTTTTATTTGTCCTGGATAACTAGTTTCAGAAACATTCCACGACATTAACATGTTGTCCTTTATCTGATCCTGAATTTTATGTATTAAATTTACATCATTTTCTACATAACTCAAAAATTTATTATATGCAATAGAAGAAGGAGTATGATTTTCACGTAGAGGTTTTATACTACTAACCAAAGGTTTGTCAATATATTCAAAAAATCCAGTTAGACTCTTGAATTTAAATTTCAAATCATCTATAGTAAACCTTATACGTTCTTTGGTACTAAGAATAATAGATTCTATATATTCTATCATGATAACTCCACATTAAAATCCAGAACTTTAGGACAATTTGGACTTTGATATACCGTATTAGTTTTTAGTGTAATCTTAACAATAATATAATCCGTTCTATAAGAATAAAATACACGCAATGTATCACTAGATACTAACGCTTTATTAAAATATAGAAACTTACCTACTATCATAACCTGATAATCATTAGTCTCATCGAACTCATCCACTAATCTCACACTTTTACCATTCAAATAACAACTAAAATTATTTTTTATTGGAGCATGCTGTAAGGATATACTATTACCATTCATTCCAGAAAATACACGAGTGTCTTTAAATATATCTAACAATTTAACTTTCGTATTTGGTAATATATTACCTGTAGTTATTCCAGTATTAGCATAACTACCATCGTGTTGTATTAATTTATATTCAATTGTAAAGGGACTTGGATTATATTCTGTTGTCTTTATATTAACAAATTCAAATCCATTATCAAGAGTAAATTTACGACTATAAAAATTACCGGTATTATCACCATCGTATGTTTTTAACAAAATGCGAGCATAATATAATCCGAATATATAACTATATACATTTTTAACTATTTTTTCTTCAATTAAATCAAATGTATCTTTATATATTAATGATGTAATACACTTATCCTTCTCGGTATCCATATCTTCAAGAACTTCACGTTCATTTGTAACCGTATGTTCCCACAAAAAATCCGCGCGATCCTGGACAAAAGTTACCCTTACATATTCAGTTGAATGTGTAGTAGGAATATCACCATCCATGGCAATCAACTGAATGTATTTACCCGAATAATTTAAACTGAATGTTTTCTCAACCCAAATACCATTACCTTCTTCTATCTCAACTTTACTCACCCTAAGCGGATATTTTCCCGCTGTAGAAAACTGTAAGATATTAAATTTTATATAACCATTGAATCCGAAAGTAACAACAGCACCAACTTGAGATTTATGTTGAGTTACTATTTGAGATAGCCAATAATCCGCATCAGTCCCTGGGATTATATTATCTGGAGTAGGATCATTACCAGATCGATCTATTAAATTATCCGGAAAATAAGTCACATCCACTGTTTTTATACTAAAATCCATTATTGTAGTAGGGAGCATCTCAATGATGCCATTCTCAACTGTAACATTATTTGTTCTATAATCCTTAATTTCATTGTTAATCATATCCATATAATTCTGGGATATATTAAAAAATACCTTAACATCATCTTTACGAAACATTTCATGACGATGGAGTGTTGTGTTTATAACCTCATCTTCAGCAGCCAAGGATGTCAAAGTTATTTCTATATCCTCAAGTTGTTCGTTTACAGAATTAATATCTATTTTACTCTCACCTGGAATTTTATTTAACTTCAAACCGTCAGCTAAATTAGGAAGTCTCTTTTTAAATTGTTGAAGAAAAACTTCTTTCCATTGGATAAGGCCCGATCCAACCTTTTTAAACAGAAACTCTTCTAAAAGTTTTTTCTGTTTAGTATTGAATACCGAAGTTATCTGATTTAATATTTTCATATTATATTTTTATCCCAAGAGGATACGGCTTTTTCCACAAATTATTATCTTCATCTATAAGTATATAAAATACACCAGAACTTATATATCTTTCTATGGATTCCTTTATATAAATAATAGCACTATCTTCATCATTGTTATAATATGTCTCGGTTAAATATGTAAGAATACTATTTGGAATCTTTATGAATACTATAGATTGTGGTAACATTTTACCATTTACACCATATCCAACATCCAGAAATGCGGGACTCTTTGAATAAGAATCAACCTTAGTTTCCAAAATTCCACCGCCACGTTCACGTATATCCTCAAATGATCTATCCATAATAATAGAAACATCTGCGATTGGAATAATATAATCCTCGTGTTTAGTTATTATAGTAGGATTAAATGTTAGATTACTAAAACAACTACGGTAATCACCAGTTGGTTCGCCATCTACTAAAAATTTATAACACAACCTGTCAACCTGGGTATCATTGGGATTCTCTATTTCATAATTAGGATAGTTTGGACGAAGATAAAGTCTAAAAGCAAGATTAGATCCCACACCACCATCATCCTCAGAAATTAAAGGATCTATAATAGGATAAGTCAATATAAAATCTGGAGCACTTCTCAAGTAAGTCACTTCAACTTTATCATCAGCATTGAATTTATTACGCATCGTAATTGTACCATTATACATATTATAATTTACAATATCAGAATTTGATAACAATGTACCATTTTTATATATATTAATTCCCCTAGAAGTTATATAATTGGATTCTACGTCAGTCACTAACTTTTGTAAATTACCATTGTTATCATAATAACGATATATTTCATATGTGTTAGGTATTACATAATCAGGATAACTCCCTTCATATATAAAAAACTGACCTAATTGAATAGTGTAAGGTGAAATTAGATTTACTCGTTCTCGTACAACCTTTATATAATACGGTTTAAATTTATTTTGACCATCTGTAGCAAAAGCCACATTTTCATATTCGGGAATATTATAATAGTAAAGATTATTTAAACCATCATAATCGTCAGATAAAAACTCTCCATTAGAAACGTGTATTTTTTTATCCACACTATCATAAAAAACTCTCACTTGATTAGATATATCTGGATAAACATATACCACATCTCCTTCACTTATTTCATCATACAAAGTACTAGTGCAAAGAACTTTATTTTCGGACCAAGTCCAATCATTAACTGTCGCATTATAATACTTCTTATAAACTAACTGGTAATTTATTTCTTCTCTACGATTTTGTAAAAGATTACCATCACTATCAATACCATCATAATGAATTATAGCCGGCATATTACTTTGAAATAATAGTCTTATTCTATAACTATCACTATCTGGAACACTTTCATTCCATGTTATAGATTTACTATACCTATGCACATATAAAGGCATATCGGAATCTGGTAATGAATCTTTGAAAAATCCAACATCAAAACAAGCATTATAAGTTATTTTCATGTGAAGATCACTAGAAGTATTAAATAACGATGCTGAGAATGATAATGTATCTACAGGAGATGAAGGTGAAGTTAAATCATATATAATAGCTGAAGAAGTATCAGTAATATTATTATAATAATAATCGAGACGATACCACCTACCGTATGTAATACTACAGCTATCAATATTACCATCTATATTAAAATTGAGACTTTTACTACCACCACTATTAACAATATTTATAGTACCGCGTTCATTGAATATAAATTGCTCATTGTAATCATCATCAACTTCCTTATAAAGAAAGTATATAGAAAATACATTGGCATCTAACGATGATATCGTATCATTAGAATAGTATATCTCACCAGAAGAAAAACACCCACCATATATAGTAAATGGAAGCTCACCATAAACCGAAATTGAATTATAAACAGGAGTAGTTACAATTTGACCATACATTGTATAATTATCCAAAGGGTCATATAATTTTTCGGTATTATGACTCAATAAAATATGTTCTGATTCAACGCTACCATATTCTAATACGAATGGAATTAACTTACCATCTTTATCATATACTTGTATATTATCCGGATATTTACAATCATATTTAAGTTGATATTGGTAAAATAAAGGATTACCCCAAGAATCAACTTTAGTGGTTATACTTATATTACTATTAGTAATAGCTGGATCAGATATATATTTAATATCACCATCAACTTGAATTTCAGCATCAATTAACCCTATAACATCATATTGATTATGTTTATATATATTACTATAATCCATAACCATAGGATATATATTAATACGATTTTTTGATATACATATTGAATTATTAATTTTTTGTTGATATTTTATTTCCATTATATATCATACTCTTGCATATAAAGTAACTTCCCAGTAGCTCTTATACGTGGCATTTTCTCAATATATCCGGAAGTTCCAAAATCACTACTACTATTACCATAAGCACATACATCGTAAATCGTATTATTCTTAGATATACGTATTATCTGATCGCACATACTTTGAGATGTCTCATAAACATCATAATCTGAACCTGGAGATAAGCAAGCAACTTTAGCAATTCCAGAATTTTTTTTAACTCTAAGACCTATATCTACTCCTGGTACATATGTTGTTGAAAGATACATATTAGATGATCCACAAAATAACCCATATTTAACATTAATACGGTGCCATCCATATTCGGGATAAAATGTACCACTCCATTGTATGTGTGGATTGACTTTTATATACCACGCATTAGTAGAATAAGAAGATATTTTAACGGCCCCCAATATGGGTCCATTATTAGATTGACTATACTGGGGAGTTATTACACCAATATAATTAGTAGTATCTGTATATAAACCATGATTTGTAATATTTAAAGTAACTGACATTCTTAATTTATTATTCATCCTAACTTTCATTGGATCTTGTATAAACGCTCCACTAACAAAAGATGGAATTGTAATAACTGGTATATTAATTGATGATTCTCCAGATCCACCATATATTGGATTTCCCGGAAATGGATAATCTATGTCACTTAAATAGTTGTATGTATATAATAATAAAGCTGATTCATATGGATAAGTTTGAACTAAATATACACGAACAAACATAGAAAGTGTAAAAGCAACACCACTACAATATTCATGATATCCATCAATTTCTTGATAACTATAGCTATCTGAAGGAGGAGTGGTTGTCATAGATGACACTAAATCTGGATAAAAAATAGATCTCGTAACCATTTAAATTCCCTTTATAAATCAGATCTAATCCACATTCTACCAGTTGCAGGAGTAGATGGATCTGAAGTTCTCACTTCTATCACAAATTCACTATTATATGTTCTTGCATCGACCTTAACATCAATTATATCTTTACCATCAAGTTTATCGGCATTGAGATTAGTATTGACAGTACCATTATTAATGGGTATTTTTCCACTATCATTACCTACATGATATCCATCAACTTTATCTGAATCAAATCCAATGGAAACACCATCTAAATTATGTGCCAACTTATCAACAGTGATATTATCATCTAAAATTTTATCTTCTGTGATAGAATCATCAGATAATGCTTCGGACCCAAGAACCATTCCATCATTTCCACCAGAATGTGTATGGTATTTCAAAGCATCATTAGAATATCGTATAGCATCACATATTGTGTTAAATTTAAGAGATGATGGAACTTCACTTATAGAATAAAAACTTGGATACAATAAACTACCAGAATACATTATAACCTCCTAATATCCCTGCAATGGAGTATCTGTTATCAAATCGTAAATAGTGTAATCCTGTTTCAGATAATCTACATCTTCGGAATCGGTATTCATTAAAGCTAATCCGCGAAAATAAAAATCATGTGTTTTAAAATACTCTGGATCAGAACCTTGGTATCCAGGACAATATAAAACATAATACAATGAATCATATTTAGTAGTCTCTTCATTGTATATATCATTCCACGATCCCTTTATACCAAATTGATTAGAATCATTTCCCCATATATTAATGGTACCACTTGAATCTAAATGGTATATAGTATACATTAAATCGTTATGACTAGATACATATATTTGATCGTCCCATGGTGCAGCAGCCATTATACTACCATCAGCTGATACAGCTACACCCTTCCAACCTCTGACACTTTCCTTTGGTAACCATGTATCTCCCGTATCAGTTGATACATATATTTGCCCGTTATATTCAACTGCTGTTTGTATACTACCATCCGCTGACATATCAACTCTCACCCAACCTCTATTACCCTCTTTTTGCGACCATGTATTACCACCATCTGTAGATACATATATCCCATGACCAAGTGCAACTGCTGTTTGTATACTACCATCCGCTGACATTGCTACGCTATACCAATTTCGATTACTATCCTTGGCAACCCATGTATTTCCCGTATCAGTTGATACATATATCTGACCACCATATACAACCGCTGTTTGTTTTGTGCCATCTGCTGACATTGCTATACCTGTCCAACATTTAACACTTCCTTTTTGTGTCCATGTATCTCCCGTATCAGTTGATACATATATGTATCCCGTAATTTGAGTACTTTGCGGACGACCCGTAACAATTGTAATGATACTACCATCAGCTGATACAGCTACATCAGAGTAGTATCCATTCGATCCTTTTTGAGACCATGAACTACCACTATCTGTAGATATAAATACTTTCCAATTATTATCAACTACAACCGCTTGTATAGTACCACTAGCAGAAATATCAACTGAAGTATACCCCCAATTACTACCTAGAGTTTCAGTCCATGTATCTCCTCCATCATTAGATACATGTATTCCATCACTATATTTAACTGCAGTCATTATACTACCACTCGCAGATATAGCTACATCATACCAATATCCACTAACATTTTTTTCTTCCCAAATACTACCAATAGCACTAATATCAAACTTATTTAAACAATGATCATTAAAATCACTAACATTGCGAATATCATATCCATCAATTATAACTTGGCCCCAATAACCTTGTACAGCCACATATTGCGAATTTATAAAATTATCTATATCACCATATCCAATATCATTAGCTAGAGCAAAATCTTCTATATTCCATATACCCAAAACCTCATCTACATCATCAGACTCCTGCGGTAACAATGGTGCAATACCATCATAATTAACTATAGTAAGAGGAGGACGCCTAAAATTAGCATTATATTCCTTCCAATCACCGCGTGTTACATTATAAGGATATCTTTCAGGTTGCCCTGTAATAATACCATCATATCCTTCAGTTAATGTACCAGACGCCCAAAAATTACCCCATGCATCATATCCAATAGCAGTATATACATCTTGAGGTATCAAAAAAACATCACTATTATCAAATTGAAAAATATTCGATTGAGAATTAACTGCAACATTTACTTGTATCCAACACAAATTAGATACAACATCTCCATATTTAGCACACACGCAAACATCTTCTTCTCCCGAAGTTACATATAATTCAACTGAAGCCACACCATTAACATCCGTAGTAGAACTAACAATAAGTGTTTCAGTTAATACTCCACTAGGTGCAACCTCATAAACCTTATACCAATCGACCATTATATTTTCCAACAATGCTCCATTGTTATCATATACTTTGGACAAAAATTTCAAAGGTGATCCTTCAGTTGTAGTAGATGAAATAACCGGAGAAACCACTATTTCATATGGTTCAGTTTCATCATCACTTAATACAAGATAAGGAGATTCAACCAAAGATTTATTAATTTCAAAACTATCAGAACCATCATAGATTAAATATTTTCCAGTGAATCCGCTCTGCTTAAATATCCATTCATCATCTATCATATCCCAATATGCAAAATTTGGAGACTCTATCTGTAAAGCATACGATGTATCTATGTACTTAAAACCATTACCAGTTTTCAAATATGTCGCACTATCAACTACAAAATAAGGTGATCCTAACATATAAGGTAAATCTTCTATTGTATCTGACGTGATAGGTACAATCGTACCGCTGGATAGAATATAATACTCAACATTATTAATATATGCATATCCAGATTTAATTTTGGCGTACCCATCACTAAGTTCTATAGGTTTAAGATCATCACCAAAACCTATACCATTAAGAAAATCACTCATTAGAAATTCACCCTTAATCCAACCCCAAATCTCTTCCTCGACAAATCCTTATAATCTATACCATAAGACGTCGTAAATTCAATATTATATGGTGACATCTTTTCAGGAAAAAACTGATCAATATGATAACTTGCTTCTAAACCACCATCTTCCAATGTAGTAAAAGTTAATAAACTCACACGTTTATAATAAAGAAATTTTATATCAAAACTACCCAGAAGCTTAGTATCAGTAAAATCATATATAATACCCATACCAGGTTTAAAAGTAAAACCAGCATCCTGAATATCAACTATAGTTCCACTTGTTCCAGGAACTTCAAATTGTGTATGAGTTAAAGATCTCTTTTTAGTAAGTACACTAACTTCCACTCCAGGTTTAAGTTGAGTAACTGTCACTTTACCTTCAGATGGTACATATACCCTTTGTGTAATGACTTGAGAACTACCAGTAGACCTATATGTTATATTAACTCTATTCTGAAGAACTTCAACATTCATGGCAAGTTCTTCTGCAAGTGTTCCGGATTTATAAAGAATGTCATTTTTAGATTGATCTTTAAGTTTATGAATAAATGTAAAAATCACAAGTATAGTAAGTATAACTATTACTATATTACTCAGAATATTGGTATTTTTAAAATCCATGTTTCTTGAACACCTCAATTACATCTTTAATAATCAGATGTTCTTTACGCACAGAACATTCGACCTTAACAATACCAGATAATACACGAATGAATAGATGAGCACATTCTTCTATAATGGTTTCTATAGAATTATATTCTTTATTCCGTTTTGAAAATAATATATAAAAATCTCTGTTTTGCTCCCACGCTTCACCTAATACTTTCATGTTTAACGGTACCTTAACATTGGGTTCATCAGAAAATATAACATATAATTTCATTTTATTTCACAGTTGTAGTATTTTGAATATGTGGTTTCAGGTAATCACTCTGTTGTGCTTGACGCACCGTGTATACATTAAATATAAAAAGAGCCAGCTGAGTAACAACTCCAAAAAGAATAACCATACCTTTCCACCCAAGACTCCCGACCATTTTACTCATAGTTTCCAAACCACTTTTACATGCTTTAATATCACAATCATGAGAAATTGACATTGTTTCAAGTACAACCACTCTATCTCTTAATGATTCTAATTTTTCCAGCCTCATATTAACACATTCAATTTTATCTTCTATATTGATAACCTTTTCAAGTATCACTGGTATTTTATCTGACATTCGCTTCCTCCAAGTTATTCATTACCATCTTCTAGAAAATTATTGTATACACTATATCCTTTACTTATTTGATCCCAAAATTTAGCACCATGCTCAAAATCAGTAGGAAAAATATCATCTAAATCACTAATAACTTGGAGAAAATCACCCTGGGGCCAACAATTTTCATCTAACCAACCTATGGCCTTCAAATTTTCTTCATCCATTTGAATGATATCAATAACACCACTTGAAGAAACACTGGTAAATAGTTCATCATTAGTGACTTTTATTATATTACTCATATCATTCTTCCACTATATTACCCTGATCATCTCGCGTATATCTTATACATGATTCTTCAATGGCAAATAATTCACCATCAATAACAGTTTGATAAATTAATTTTATTGTAGCTGGAGCAAAATTAGATTCCCATATCGGAAAATATGATTGATCTACATCTTTCCATAGTGTGAATTTCTTAAGTTTAGTTGTATCATATATATCTGTGCGTTCGTTACTACAATAATATTTATAATCTTCCCCTGTACTATCAAAACCATCAAACTCTATAGGAACATCACCAATATTATATTCATCCTGGGGAAACGTATAAGTTATATCATCAGCAATAACTTGAGGTGGGAGATAAGTTTCATCTGAATCTAGTTTTAAGTACGAGACATAAGATAAGGGAGTATATTTGGAATAAAATATAGTTTTATCTACAACTGTAAATTTATCTATATCAAAACTATCGCATAACCAATTAATCATGCCTTGTTTTGTACTATCATAATCATGAGCTGATAAAAATCTACTTCTAAAAACTATATTACTTTCATTAGGACGACGATAAATACCTTTAATCAGGGCAATATCATCCCACGAGTTCCACAATTCAAATCTACGTAGAACGTAATTTCCAAATATACTCCCTAAAACTAAATTTCCAATTTTACCAGAATGGAGCATTATTCATCCTATTTTGTATTAGATCCAACCTTAGATACCATGTTAGAAGCAACACTATACAATCCACTTGCTGATAAAGCACTTACTAGGCCAACCATCCAACCACCCATGTTCGCAAATTGTCCTAGAATAACACCAACCATAACCGATATAAATGGAACCGCTTTAGGTTCAATATTATCGGGCAAGTAAATCTTAACAAACTCAACTAAAGTTACAATTAAACCCATCAAAGTAACATCTGGTGTAGGTAATGACATAATTATTCACCTCCAATAGTTAATAATGTAACCGATATTCCATTCCAAATACCAACGGTTTCTTCGTCGGTTACATAAAACAATTCACCTATTTCCTTTTCACTTTCAGGCAACGCTATAATTTCGGCTTGAGTATAACTCGGAAGAATGACTCGTGTAATTACTTCATCTAAAATATCTTGCACATTTGTTGAACTCAACCATCCACTCGGAACTACAGGAATAAGCTCCGGATCCAACTCACTCTCATCAATATCAACAGAAACAATACCGGTAGGATTCACATCAACATCTACATCAAAACCATGATTAAAACTAATAGCTGAAGGATACGTAGAAACATCAACATCATCTTCTTTAACTGCTACCATGGTACCACTGGCAGCCACAGTTATCCAAGAACTACGAGGAGTACCATCATCATTTAAAAAAACATCCAATCTTTCATCCAAAGAATCCATACTACCACGTGCATCAATTATTTCATTAAAGTCTTCAGCCCATATTACAGACCCAGTACCCTGATATGAAATACTGACAGATTCCCCAAGCTGAGCAGCATTAAATGTAATACTACCATTGGAATAATCAACTAAAAATTTACCAGGAAGTGGACTTAAAGATCCAACCTGCTCATATAACACCATATCATCCGTAGTAATAGTGCTAATATATCTTAGGGGAACTTCAGTTAGTCTTACTTCATAAGGAGAAGTGGAAGGTATAACTCTAACATCAACAACATCAACTTCTTCTCCAGGTAACCTTTTATTAACAAATGAGAAATCTGACATTTTCTATACCTCTATTAATTTTGAGTGATATTTATCCTTGGATCCTTCTCGCGAAAATATATACGTTTATTTTCTTTATCAACATATATAAAATCATGCCGTAATTTATATTTCTGGATATATGATCCGGAAACAACTCCTATAGTATCATCTTCAAAATAAGTTAAATCATAACCTTGTATGTGAATATCCTCTAAAATTGGCTCTGAAAAATCACTATATATATCAAATACACATAATGATTTATTAGTAGTCACAATAATATTATTACCATAAACCAATAATCCCCTGGCTTCATTATATCCACTTATCCATTCTTGATTGTCTATTTCAATGACCTTCATCCCATTTTCAATCATAATATATGGACCATCAAAATCCATCGGAACTCTCACGCATTCCCTACCGGTTTTTAGTATATACAACTTAAAATCTTCAGATTCCAACAATCCTTCACTATTAATGGTTAATTTGACATCACCAAAATAATCAACGCCATTATTATCAGCATCTGGTGTAACCTTAACAGCCACGGCATTACTATCTATAGCAAAAGGTATTATAGTCTTTGGTATAACAACATTATCGATCAAAATATAATCTTTATAATAAGTCGTGCTCAGTGAATTAAATGCCGATTCAGAAATAACTGTATTTGTAGTTTTAACATAAAAATATATATCAAGATCTATCACACCGTTATTTATTGGATCTATGGTAACTACAGAATCATCATCAACATATGATATTGTGATGTTTTCAACCGGAATATCCACAGTAGACTTGACAGATTCCGACACCACAAAACCCGATATTGTTTCATTTAATGTAGTAGAAGAATCCCATGAAATCGTAATACTAGAATAACACGTAACTTCTACAGTACAAGAAGTACCGGGCCTTATTTGAAACGGTGAATATACTAATATTGAATCATCTACTTTAGATCTTTCCATATTATATACCACACTTATAATATATACAAAATTACAATAATTTCAATATGTGGCAATAGGATTATCTTTCAACCCTACATCATGTAGTTTGCGTAATTGAGTTAAATATCTCGGATTATCATTAACCTTATATTTATATTCAGCTATATACACACTCGTAAAATATCTATCAGGTTGATAATTCGCCGGATATACATACATTTGAGCATCACCAACCGTGGTTAATACTGCAGGATTATAATCGGATCTTTCAGTGGCAAATGTAATCTTGTTATCATCTACAGTATAATCACTAGAATTAACAATTATGCCATCAGAATCTGGATTATTAGGATCTTGTAAGTTCGCAACATCAATTATAGTTACATCAGATATATCTTCTCTGGATAGATATGCGACTTTCGTTCCATCCTCATCAATGATATTAACATACTCATCATATCCAGTATAATCATAAGATTGAATCAAATAAGAATAATCAATCAGAGATGGAGTATCATCAAAATCAGTATACACATAAACATTCTGTGATCCTGACATAGTTATATAATCATTTGGATCATCCCAATCAAACCCATGAGATAATCCTGTAATTTGACTGGATAACATAACTCCACTGGGCTCAATATTATCAATCAAATCGAATCCGGTTATCTCTTTTGATAAAAAATTATTTTCGTTAAATACGATTTTTGCGCCACCATTAGTAAGCACATCAATCGCAACTCCATCCATACTCTCAACTTCCATATCTATATAATAAGCACTAGATGGAAGAGTTGGATCACAACTATCTACAAATAGATTTTTAATTTTACCACTTTCTTCATTCTCAAATTGAGTTACAAGTATACCACCTAAATCAGCAATAATATGTAATGGATCTTTCTTGTTCTCAACGAGGCCGAAATTATTTGGAAACGCTGACAAAATCCGTTTAGTGTATTTTGATTCCATATCTTAACTCCTAATAACAGACATCAACAAGTTTCGAATTAGTCACCCATTTATCCATATCAACAACAACCTGATTCCCAGGAACAACATCTTGGTAATAATCAATCAATCCCGTATCAAAATTATAATCACCAATACCCATTTTTTGAATAACATAATCGTATATACGATTAGATGTACTCAAAATAACCTGTTCAAGTTGATGTAATACGAATTCTTCATTCACCTTTAAATTATTTATATAAGAAACAATATTACTACGAACTTGTACACAAACTGAATCTTTAACACTCACAGGAGTATCTGACTTAAATTCTAAAACAATAGATGAATATATAGCTTTATAATTTGGAGCTGAAGCAATAGTCTTCTCGCCTGAAGAACAAACCATATTAGTTGCCACAGATACAGCATCTACAATACCTTGAGAAACTATAGGTGATTCAGATATAACAAACACGCCAGTTGTACCGATCCCATACGCATATCTCTTCATTATAACATCAGCAACACCTGGCACTGAAAGTGCCGCAAGCCTTATTGACATCTCATTAGCTTTAGCGCTGGCTGTGAATGCGTTAATAATCCTATACCTATAATTATCGTCACTCTCTTTATCTGATCCGGCATCTATTGGATTAGGATTTGTTACAATCAAGTAGTTATAAATAGGGAAAAGTGAATTAGAAAAACTTGAGAATTTATTCAATACACCAGATGATATATTTCCAGAAACGCCTTCCAGATAACACAAAGCATTAACATAAACATCACCATCAATTAAAGTCACATCACTCACTGTATGATAAAGAATACTTCCATTTTCATTTGATATTTCAGTGCCAGCCGCCAATATAATATCTTCGGGCCGAGTTCCAGTAGCATCTTCGATTAGATCCTTCAAATCATCAAGTGTTTTCCCTAAAGTAGAATCAATACCAATCTTAACTAAACCTAAAGCATATTGAGTCCCAAACCGTTCCACATTTACTAATTTACCTATATTATCAAGATTATCTCCAGCTGCAGTTGTAACAATAGCATCAAGAATCTTCAAATCCAATGTAAACGCAACACTATTAGTTATACTATTCCAACTTTCAAGCATATTACGCGCAATGGCCCCCGCAGACGTAGCCTTAAACTTACTATTTGTTGATAATCTATCTAATGATTCCGTTAACCATGTATTAGTATCCATTATAATCTCCATTTTTTAACCGCCGCAATACGTCTTTTTCTTTTGCGCGATTGTATACTCCATCTATACGTTTAACTTTATCTGACGATTTTACTCTCAATTTCTTATTTACCTTTACAGTCATGACCGCCTCCGAAGATATTTACTCTTTGGCACTTCCAATGTAACATCCTCTGATACCTTATCGGCATCCGTCAAAAAAGTAATACCACCATTCTTCATATTAAAAGAAAAAGTAACTCCAGTTGTTTGAACATCCCCTAAAATATGAAAATTTAAATAACAAATCAATGTCTCATCATCAAGATAATATAGTGTAATATCAGGAAAAAACCCATATCTCTTAAAAAAATCAGAAATACTAAATCTAATTTTCTTTATAGTCTCAACATTGGTAAAATTACCAATATAAGTCTGCAATCCAACTCCAAGCTCAGGATGTAATAACCAACTACCGGGAGATGTTGTCAACATATGAAGAATAAATTGAGAATCATCTTCGGTCATTACAAAATCACCATTCTCAATTACTGTATTTCCATCTTGATCCAATTTTATGTCACCAGAAAACATGCTCATCTGATTCCTCCACTACCCACCAATACCCTGTTGAAATATCTTAACTAAATTTAAAATAGAACTAACACGCATCAACATACTTGAATTTGGAACATACTTTATTTGACCAAAAGGAGGAACATCTGGAATCAAATGCATAATTCCAGTCTGCTGAAAAATACCTCCCATTGAATCTGTGGGTAACCGATAATTTGTAACCTCACCATAAAATGATATACCTTTATTACTAATTACCATCCTATTGTCACCAGCAACCATTTCCAAAACATCACTACCCAGATTTACACCCGTTTCACCAGTAGGACCTTTCAATGCACGAAATTCGACTCCAATCCGCTCATCTATACCTTGAGCAACCTTTGCTGGCTCATTCGGTGTTATTTCATTTATATCCTTTTCCAATTTTTTCTTAAAATATGCAAAATATGGATATGGACTATTCTGAACATTAGCTGCTAAATCATCGTAAAGAATATAACAATAATAATCATCATCATTAATTGTTGTATCAATTTGACCGAATAAATGAGGATATAATATCAAACCATATTGAAACCCAAATTTCGCTTCAACGGGATCATCCAAATTCGGCTTAAATGAAATCCGAATATTATAATCGCCATTTTTTTCAAAATCCTGATATGCTATTGTAAAATTACTAAGTTGAAGTATTTTAAGCATTATACACCCTGAATCATGACATCAAAGTCAACAAGATTCTGAATATTATCAAGCATGTGTACTTGTACATTATCTTTATATGCACCTTCCATTCCAGCAGTAAGTGGCCGGCTATTTAACCATAATCCGCATACATTTATGATATCGCGGCCCAGGAACTTACCTACACCCATGTTCCACATACTCATCGATAAACAAAGACCAAGAGCTCCACCAAAACCACCCAATCCAATAACCCATGGAAGAGCGGCACTCGTAGCACCAGCAGCTGTACCAATACCAGCAGCTGTACCAGCAACTCCACTTACAGTACCAATAGTTTTTACAATACTCCAATTAATCATTTCAAGTCCAATTAATGGAAGCTGCAAACCCTGCATAAAAGCAAGTTCAGCCACCTTACCAGGATGCATATATGAGATAACAGCATTTGGAACTATTTCAGTAGTAAAACCTTCTGAATTGAATCTATGTTTCACCGTCTCAACTTCTATCGGCCCCCACATATTCGTATAATAATCGTTTATAAAGATAATATCATACGGCTTAACATAAGGCATGCCAATAACTGTAATAGAACCACGGTACATTGGGCGCATATGATTAGCCAGAATATTGTATCCAACCTGATAGACTCGTGGTAATTTACCATATAATTTTTTAGATCCAACCTTCTGGCGAAATTCAAGCCACTGTTCAAAATCTCCAGGTAAGAATGGAACAGACAAAGGATCTATGTTCCTTTGTTCACTTACGTATGTTCGAACATTACCACCACGAATATTATCATCTGCCCAAAACTCTTTTGACATAAGATCAGTAGTCTGTTTTAATGTGGGATCAGGAGGATATTTGACAATAACATGATTATAAACATCCTCAGCACTAGCCCGGATATCATTACTTATGATATGAGAGAAACTATCAATATAATAGTAGTTCACAACATTCATATAACCGGGATACGAACAATACTTTTTACCATTAACTTCATGCATCAAATCCTCGGGATTATTAATAGCAAACATAATACCGCTAGTTTCAAATGGTATATACCTCAAATCCTCTTCATCTTTTGTCATAAAATGACCATATTTATAATCAACAAAAGCACTAATATAATCCAATCGCGTCATATCATATTTCTGCTCACCCATACTATCCCTATACTCTTCTTCAATTTCATCTATAGTTTTACCGATTTCCCGAGAAAAGCGTTCATTCATGGTTTTTTTAAATTGTGGCGTGCCTTCTTTTGCACCAACCTGAGATAACTCATTAAAAGCAGCAAGTACTTCTTTCCGAATTTTAGGATCCTTTATATTATTCAACCTCTGCTGATACATTGCCACTTCTAAAGCATTTTGAGATGCACTAGCAAATTCAGGAACACCTTCATACCGAGCAATATACTGACGTAGATTTTCGTACTCACGAATTTGAGCTAACAAATCATGATAACGTACCAACTCATAATAATCCAATCCATTCTTTTGTTGCTTAGCTTTCAGTTTGTTTGCGTCCTTTACAACAGAATCATACTCCTTCTGGATTCTCTTACGTTCACTCTGATCCATCACCATGCCCATAAACTTACGTTTAAACTGAATATCTTTAACAAATCTATCAAATGTCTCTTTATTGTCAAAAACATCAGTATACTTATATACTCCATCCCGCGGGCCTACATACAAAGTTTGTCGAACTTGACCTGGAATAAATTCATTATATGGAAGAACCGTGGTAATAAAATCATCATGATAAAGCGAAACTTCTTGAAGAAGATCCCACAATGAAGTATCATCTGGGATAACCCAATCAAATGTAGAATGCCAAAATAATAACATGTTATCATTCCGGCCCAAACCTTCCAATAATGTACCAAAAGCATATGATAATAATAAACACGTTCCCAATTTAACAACGGTTCCAATTGTAATTCCAGGTACCAAAAATCCACCAACAGTACTTAAAACAGCACCAGCGCTTAAACCAAGCGGTAAAGCACATGCCAAACATGTTAATCCTATAACACCAATCGTTAATGCTGATACCCCGGCAATAGTTTTCAAAATAGCCTTTCCTGGAGCTTTAACGGCATTAACAAGCATGTCAGCCAACACTTGGCTCATAGGAGACATACAAAGCTTTGAATATGGAAGATAAACATTTTCAAACCGCGGATCATAAACAGCAAACCTGAAATAAACATCAAGAATTGGGTGCATGCTCTTTAAGAAATCCCAAGCCCGCCATTTAGGAGCTGCGTAATACGGCGTAGCACCATGAGTATCAATAAAACCAAGACGTTCATACATATTAGGACTACCGAAATGTTCCATACCACTCAATGTATTAGCCGCCCACAAAACAATATCACCATGTGTACGACATGGGCTACAATAACCACGCTTAATACCAACACCTTGATTAATAGGTTCCAAAAGTTCAGCACCAAAACTTTGTGCTACTATGCTTACACGATCACCTGCAGAACAAGAAATGATCTTTCCCATAAAAATTGTATTAAGATTAGCTGGATTATTATCGAATCCAGCCTTAATCATAATAGTCACACCTTCCCTCAGATACATGGTAAATAAAGCCTGTTCATCACTCGTCTGTTGACTTGTAGATGATTCAACATTATAAATAGCATATGGATCTGAAAGATTCCGTGAAATATTACTGATTGTTATATTTGCTACAAAACTTGCGGCATTTTTACTATGAATAACCTCGATATCCTCAATTGCGTTATACATATAATAATCATCAAATTGACCCCACTGTTTTGAATCTTCTTCTATAAAATATAATTTTAATGTAGGATAAGCACGTTCCATTGAGTGTGTTTTGTCTTTAGCTTTATATACATTATATGCATCCCTGATCCTATCAATTATATCTTGAGATTCCTCCAAAGACCATGGTGTCACCACACCATAAAGATCTTGTGTGGGCATTTCAGAAAACATCATTACCTGAGAAATAAGATCCTGACGAATCAGATAAAGACGATTATATTGAGGAGGTATACCCTGGCCAAGCTGACCACTTTCACTTTTTACCTTCAGTGATCTCTCTTGTAATTCAAGTTCATTCTGGATTTCAGCTAAACGTAAACAAGTAGCCAACCCCATAGCCTGTCGAATTACCGAAATACGCTGTTCTGCAGCATAAGACATTTTATTATCAATAGACATCCTTTTAACATCTTCACCATATTGAGAATGAACAGTCTTAGCAAGATTAATTATTTTCTCATACTGATCTTTATTACTTTCGGAATTTTTATTTTTACCTTTAAATGTATTAATTTGCTGACTAAGTGCGGTCTGGCCTTCGTCATAACTTCGCTTAAGATGATTATATTCAACCCGCAGCGCCGGGATCTTCTCATTGGCATCCCACTGTTTTTCAACAAATTGAATATTACTGATCTCATATGCAATATCATCCATACGCTTTTTCATAGTCTTTAGATGATGTTCTTCCATACGCATATCTTCCGGTCCCATAGCAAATGGATACGTCTGTATTTTGGAAAGCTTTTCATACATCGCAAATCCATCAACTAATTGGAATTTCCAAGCATTCATATAATTTTCTTTTGTTCTTCTAATACGTTCATCAAGAACATCAAAAGAAAATACCTTATCAAAACGACGATAGAAAAAATCAGCAGGAGTGGAAAGAATCCCACTTTTATACGATGGAAGATTCAAATCGAAATAATTACTATACAAATCATATGTTGTGTCCCCGGCAACAGTGTTGACATTCCATTGAGGCATAACATCTTTAATTGCATATTTACTACCGTTATCTACCAATAAATTCAATGCTTCCTTTGGAGCTACTAACAGATACCGAATAGCCAATGTCTGCAAAAAATTAGCTTCCATTAATTCGTTAACCTGTGACAATGGAACATTTATAGTTGATATGAGTTTAAATTTATCATCAAGTCTATTCATGAATGTTTGCTGACTTAAAACATCTCCATTATAAAGAAGTTTCGTATCAACTTTATTCATGGCATTTGAATCTTTTCCTAAAACTTTATTAGCAGAATTTGAAGCCATTTGCTGAGAACCACCACGAATAAAATCTTTAGCGGTAGTAACTACATTACCCAAATTATTCATAGCCACTTTCGTTGCACTGATAGTCGGTGGTAACTCATTAAATTTCTCTATAAGTTTCTGTTTGAAAGTATTCTTATTGAATCCCCCGCGAACAATATCCTGAACATCCTGGTCTGTAACAATATACCCTCTACTTTTAGCAACCACATTACTAACAAATGGAAAATTATATGGATCAAAATCTTGCTGTAATAATGGATCAACAGCATTACCATCTTTATATACACCATAATGAAGATGAGTACCGGTAACCTGACCCGTATTTCCCATATAACCAACAATCTGCCCTTTCTTTATACGATCACCATTCTGAACAGAAACAGAATTCAAGTGAGCATAACGTGTCTCATATCCATTAGAATGCTTTACTTTTACCAAGTTACCGTTAATATCGGCCTCTCCAGCAAAAGTTACAATACCATCAACCAGACACGGAATGGGAGTATTAACATTTCCCGTAAGATCGATACCATTATGAATTTGATTTTCTCCGGTAACGGGATTAGTGCGAAACCCAAAATAACTGGTAATCTGACCAGACGGTGTAGATGTCGTATGAGGTAATTCTGGGGTCGCACTACTTCCACCATAAAAAACATTATATGTTTGACGATAAACATACGACTGCATCTGGTCAAAAATATACTTAGCCAAATAAGGATACTTTTCTGCGATCTTAGTATACATCTCATCTTGTTTACCAGTATATGACTTTTTCATTGCTACCTTTAAATCATTTACCACGGTTTTGTCAAAAAAATTAATCGGCAATAATGACTCATACAAGAAAAGATCAAGATCAGATTGAACAAGAGAAAGTGAAATATTCCACCAACCAGGCTTATCTTTTACATCCTCATAAACAACATCTTCAACCAAAACATGATTCACACCAAGAAGTTTAAATATTCCATTACCAAAAGTATCGGGATTCAAATACAAACTATTGGACTTGTTGACCCACCATCCTTTATTAGACCTATTTCTAATTACACGACCATAAGCGGCTTTACTTGACAATGAACGTAGAATACGTTTTAAAGACTCATTACATGTTTGAATATTAAGTTTCACACCCCAATCGTGTTTTCCCATATATTGATACGTTGGAAGTGTATGACTTAATAAAGAAATAGGAGCAAGTTTAGTTTCATAAGCAGCAGTAATACCAGTAACTACAGTGTCAGCATCTTCAGTAAAACTAAATTTATATATATTCTGATAACCATAAGTTTCCAAAGATTTGGCTCTCAGAACTTCACCTAAGTTAGCCAACATCTGATTAGCATATGGAAGACCGTTCTTGATCCGTTCCAGAAAATCAGCAACCCGATATGGTTTATTAGCATCAATAATGGGTGGTTTACCTTTCTCCTTAATTGGAAATGGAAGTTCGATCATTTCTTCTTGATAATTTTTCATAGCATCAAGAGTATACTTGACTTTATCTTTGATTGTCTCGAAAAGCATAACCCTAACAATAGTCCGCCAAGCTACACCAAGACGTTCTCCATATATAGAAAAAATATCTTTATCAATATAACCCTGTAAAAAATCGGTAAAATATCGATAAGTTTCCATCTGAATACTATCCTGTAAAAGATCAAACATCTCTTTCTCTTCAAGAGAAATCTCAGATATTTCATATTCGAAATTAAAACGTTTAAACTCACCAACATCAGCAACACTTCTAAGATAATTTTCAGGAGAAACAAATAAGAATCCAGTCGTTTTTTCCTCATCCTTCCCATCAACAGTTTTCATTGTTACTGTACGATCTGCGGAAAAAATACCACCGGTAAGCATTGGCATAATATACGCTAAAAATGGCTCAGATTCAGACAGGTTCTTTGTAACCTTTAACTCTGGACGCTGATATTCAGTGTAATTAAAATATTCACGAACATCTTCAGGAAATTTAAGATTTTCCCTTCCAGAAAAATATTCAATTTGTTTAATGGCACTATCTATATCTTGAATAAATGAAAAATCTTCAGAATAAGGTATAAAATTAAAAACAGATAATGTTATGTTACACTGGAGTGTTTCGGGATATCCTGGAACGGTAGTAATAGCCAAGGCCCTCAAAACAACAGCCAATTGAGTATCATCATATATATTAGCTGGTTTTTCATCCCGAATCATCCGTAGCGCTATATCTTCAACTCTTAATTCTTTTATAGATTTAATAACTTCCAAACGTCTTTTCTCCAGAGACTTTATAGTTGTTGCATTTGTCTCTTTCTTGATATTTTCACCAAGATTACGAAGCTCATTAAAATATGAATCCCTGATCCTAGTAAATTCATCAGATACTTTGCGCTGAAATTTTTCATTCGCATGAGTAAAAACACCCTTTGTCATATCTTTATCAGCATATCGTTCATATACATGTGCATCTAAAATACCATTTTGTCCGCGTTCTCTGGTAACACGAGTTGGTTCACTCCACATAACATCTGGATAAATCAGATTACGAATATGTTCATTTTCTAACGGTAAAAATGGAGACCGAATAAACTGAGCAAGTAATGGACGAAGTTTAGTATTCACCTCATGAATGGATGGAAAAAACATCTCAAGTTCTATGCGAATATCCTGTCTACCGGTCTTAATTTTAGGATCACCGGGAGTTCTAATAGTATTAATAGATCGATTCTCGTTTACTTCAGAAACACAAATGTGAGATGGAGGAATTGGAAGCCATACCACACCAATTTTACAAGCCCCTGGTAACTTCATACCACTCTCATCTATCCATCCTTTTTCTTGAGCCATTTTTAAAATATCACATGTGTCTAATATTTTCTTTTCTAATGGAACTTGGGATACTTCCGTGGCTGTAACTATAGACTTGTCTTTATATATCCCATAATAAAGATCCCGCATAGCCTTCTTATTAATTAATTCGGTTGAACGAAATCCACTATTAAGATAGTCAATATTTGCCAATCCATTCTTAACTAGTTCAACATCGGCGATCTTTCCATCAGACATAACAACAGGATACGGCCATCTACCATATGGATCACAATCACTTGAACTAATACTATCATCAGCAAAATCTAGTAAGGAAGTAGTACTACCAATAGGTATATTTTTTTCAACCCAAGCTTTAGATACTAAACCTTCGGGTGTACTCATTTCGGGAGCATTCACACCTCCGCCAAAACGAACACGCCTTATTTCACCCGTATCCAACCTAACATCAATGGTATCACCATCTACAATATTAGTAACGGTTGCATTAATTAATTTATTTGATATCCCGGAGTTAAGATATGTTCTATCTAATTCACTCATTTAAGTAGTTTCCTATTTATGGTTTGAAGTTCTTCAGTCTTTCGTTGATTTAACACATTTCTATCATGAAGATAAATATTTACCTTTTGACCAGTAGCATTTTCAATAAGTTGTGCAATATAATCCGCAATCTTTTTGGGATCTTTACTTCCGCGAATGGTAATATTTATTGAATAAGGCATGATATATAATATATGCAAAATCCATTAAAATTCAACCACGTTTCTATCTATGGGAGCTGCCTGTAACCTTCTGACTTCAGGGTATGGTAATTGGTCGCGGCGGCGACGCCTGAATCCATTATCCATATACGCTGGATTATAAAGACGTAAATGAACCGGAGCAGGCCCAAAAGTATCCTCAAATGGAGTGTGCATAAGCTGCGCCCAATCCATTTCAGGTTTAGTGAAATTCCAATCATAGTACTCACCACCCTTTCCCGGCATATGACCAAGATATGCAGACTGATCAGGTTTAAATATATTCAATAGCAAATACGCAGCGCCGGCTGCAGCTAACATCTTACCACCAGTCATAAAGGTCTCAACCGCCTTTTGACCACCAACATTTCTTACAGCCCTCTTGAAATTCTTACCAAAATCTTCTTCTGGAGTCCTGAATGGACCACCTATCTGAAAAGCCGTAGGATAGTCTTCCATCATTTGCCCAGCAATATTTCGCTTATATAAATCTCCCATATATCCATGCATGCCATGATTAATAATATAATCAGGGCTACCATACTTCACGTATCCAGGAAATTTGCGCGCTACTGATGATATCAAAGCAAGATTACTCAATGGATTCTTAAGATCGTTCGATTCAATGAAACCATGATATTCCCGAGGTGCATCAATAAGTAGATTCTCTATTTCTTTACCGATTAATCCATTAACTTTTCCAGACTTAGCTTCTAATATCTTTCGTTCAAAGTCTATCACACCCCCCGGAACATGGATATTACTAAACATATCATCCAACAATACAACATTATGAAACTCTCTGGCACGTTTCTGGGAAAGACCCCATTCTGCAAGAGATCCTAATGTGTCAAATAAAGAACGCTGAGCCTCAATCGGAATATCTTTACCTAATTGACGAAGCATATCAGATGCTGCAAAAATGATACGAGATGTCCTTGGAGCACCCTCTTTAATCATACGGGACCGTTCAAATGCCTCTTTTGCCGCATCCTTATCAAAGATGAAACTTAAATTTTGACGAGCCTGTTTACCAATAACAGGCATAGCTGAAGATATAGGTAGTGCGGTCACAGCATTCATTCTATTATTGAAGAATAAAACACTTGCTTCATCTTTCGAAATTGATCCTGGTAACTCACCGTGTTCAAGAAGATGTGTGCCAAGATACTGCAAAGCATCTGTTTCCGATACTGTTTTCCGACCACTATATTCCATCATACCGCGCCAACCTTCAGCAGTCATGACAGTATCTATCCAGTCACCGTCTTGGTCAATATGGATCTTCATACCAGCCACCCGACTTACAAGACCAATTACCTGAACACCACTCTTTGACCGCGGCATTTTCACATTGCGAGCAAGCACATAACTACCAGCAACACTATCAGTAGTCGCTATAGGTTGCTTTTCCATAAAACCTTTCAGTCCAACTAACCCATAATCCACAGCTGTCGAATATAACTTTCTTAATTCAGGATCCTGAGACAGTCCATTTGGGGTATTCTTCAACATATCAAAGAACTTATCCAACGTAACACCTGCACTTGTCTCAAAAGCCTTACGAGCATCAGCCATTGATGCGGCCTTCATAGATGGATGTTCACCAATAACACCACCCAACACACTTTTATAATTTCGATGATATTGTTCAACAAAATGAAGATCATCGGCACTCATGGCATCCAATGACTTACTAAAAGCATCAGGATGCTGTTTCATATATGATTTATTAATGAGTAATTCCTGGCGAAGTGTTGTTGATTTGGTATATTCAACCATAGGACTACCAAACTGATCCAAAACATATTCTTCTCCAAACATAACATGGGACTTCACACCAGGAACATAAGCTACATGAGATTCTTTCATAACACGGTTCATAAGGACATCCCACCGTTGCTGGATATGACCAGGTAACATTGAAGGATCATTCCGATTCAAAGCAATATTCTGCAGCGTCATAGCTTCTTCTGAAATTACCACAAACTTGCCCCGTTCATGTTTTACATTCTCCAAAGGATGAACTGCATAATCCGATTTAAAATATTGTAAATTATTAAATTGTGGACGATATTTACCACTTACATTCACGAAAACAGCTTTACCTTTCAGATTAAAATAACCTTCACCTTTTTTATTGAGAATATCCAAAAACTCTACATTCTCGCGAGAACGAATCCTACGAGAAATATCCACCCGACTAGTTTCGGGAAGAGATTCAGGATCAATTCCAGGAAACTTACTTCTGAATTGTTCATCGGTATAATACCGCCCCTGATATTCTATGACATTATCTCCATAAAATTGAGATAACTCAGGTGACTGACCCAAAGTGAATTTCTTCCAAGCTATTTTCTCAGCATCACTATCTACTCGTTTTTCAAGCTCATCAATATATGCTCCAATATTAAAACCATGTGGTTGAAATTCCTTTTGTGTAGCAATATTAAGAATATAAGACCCTTTACCAACCACATTGGCAGACTGTTCATTAAGAACTCGTACAACATCTTCAAAATAACCCTTTTGGGCTCCAGGATGATTTTTCAAAAGCGCCATATGTCGGTTACTGAGTTTCACCATACCACTACGAGTAGCCCAGGATGGTAACGTACTAGAGAACCATGCAGATTCACTAAAATTAATAGTAGCATGGAACCGCGGTTTACCTGGCCCATAGAAATCAACATCAAGAAGATTCACAAGATCATGATTATCCCAAAGCCGGTTAACAATTTCAGTATCACCTTTTGTTATAGCATCAATAAACATCTTCCGTTCTTCATCACTGTAGTTACCAGTCCGCAACCATTCCTGAAGCGTGAGGATGCCAGTATCAGACATATCCTTAAAAAACGACATAAGAGATCCTGTTTTAGCTGCCTTAACAGCCCGAACAGTCTGATCATACCACTCCACATTACCTTTATATTTACCCGATTTCTTAGCAAGACGGCGCATATAATCGTAATTACCGATGAAACGAGCCTGAGTAGATCCAATCTCCTTTAAAACTGTAAAGAGTTTATTTTGAAAATGACGAATGGTATTCTCATTGATATTTTCGGGATTTATAACTCCCAAGTTCCTCTCCAAAACAAGGTATCTACCAACCTGCTTTGGAGTCACGATTGGCTTTCCTTCAAACGTGAGATGTTTATTCACACTTTCTACAACCTTAGAAATAGCATCGGGCCGCGTAGCTACAAAAGCATCTATCTTACCCAAAAGATTATTAATAACAGCAACATAATCGTTACGCTTAAAAGCATCTGGTGAATAAGAAAAACCCCAACGAAGATTATCTTCCAACATATCCGTTAATCCAAGACCAGCACCAGTCGCTGAAAATCCAATCTTCTGACCGTAATGAATTGGTACCTTTTCCTCGACAATTAAGACCCTTTTACCCGTAAATGGATCTCTCTCTATAGGTTTATCCACAATTTCAACATCGGAAGTTCCACTCAAGAATACCCGCTTTCCATCACTATAACCAATACAGTGTGGCGTACCATCAGGTGTAGCCTTAATCACATGACCGTTATTCATGCCATCAACCATATTCTGAAACTCATCAACTAAGAATACCTGACGATGCTCATATATATGTTGACTCTTGATGAATTTCTTATTTGCCCAAACACCACCTTCACTCACTTCTGGATCCCAAGCAGAGATAACCGGAACAAACGTAGATGATTGATATCCACCAGACGTTACAATTGGAAGAGGTTTAGATAATTTATAATCAGTTCGTACCGAACTATATGCTTGATACATCTTATTCGTATATGGTGATCCAAGTTCAACAAAGGGGAATATCTGCTCTGGACGCAACTCATTAACTTTACCAGCAAACGCCTGGCTGGAAGATATCCGTGACATCAGTTGCTTATCTTCAAATCCAGGAATAGGTGATTTGATATAATCCATAAAATCTTTGAATGAATTTATATCTTTATATCTGAAATTAGATAACAATGTCGTATATAAACCGGTGTAAGTTACATCATATTTCGAACGATGTGCGGCAATAAGTTTCCGACGAAGACGTGGTGTAAGAGGACCTTTCAAATTAAAGATACGGCGTTCAACAGAGTTAACGTAATTCAATGCCTGATGATAGGTCTTATCATCATTTTTCTTCAACCAACCCAGAAGATTATTGATTCGCGTCGCCATACTTTCGATACCCTTTCCGGCCGGAGTAAGATCCGGAGGAAACTCTGTAAGTTGCAAACTCATCATCGGCTGCATATCAACAATACGGTTATCCAAAGCATAGAGAAGATCGCTCACACCTTTACCTTTGTACTTATTAGCCAACTGTTTTAACCGATAGATATCACCCTTCACATTAGCCGTATTCAACCGCAATGCTTTACCAACAATCGTACCATTAGTTCCAACAGTGTGATTGAGCAACCGGACAAGATCTTCCTCAGTCATACTACCAAAATCCTTAATATTAAGAAACTTCATGGTTTCTTCCAAGTTCTCAAAACCAACATTCCTAGCAAAATCAGCACTGAAAAGAGTATTCACTTTCTCATATTCTCTTGCCTTAACGTGCCAAGCGCTCCGAATATTAATACTTCCATCATCCCGAAGTTCCTGAGTAATAATAGCAATATCCTTCACAATGCTCTCAGTTTCCTGACCACGCTTGATGTCACCAAATCCAACATCGATAAAATGCACTATCCGAGATCCTTTAAACTTGTGTATCTCCATAAAAGCATCTTTCAGTTTCTTCTCAGTTAATCCAGCCATATTCGTATATGAAATAATATTACCGGCCGAAGTAGAAGCCAATTTCAAACTCTCAATAGGACTCGTAGTTTCAGGAATCATCCGAAGAGCTTTGCGCTGCAGCATATTGATATATTTCTGATTAACTTCTCGACGTTCCATAAGAAGAGAACCATTCACGATACTATCGATATTATCAGTAATTGCCTTGACCTGATTAGCAATGACATTCTCTGTTAAATAAGGAATACCGCTTCCCAACCTACCTTCATGTGGAACAAGCAAACTAAATGTGAATTCACCTATATTTCCTCCGGCTTTAGGTCCTTTGGTAAGTACCTTAAACATGATCTCTTTGGCATTAAAAACATTCCTATATGAAATCTGAACATCTGAAATCTTGCCGCTCTTCACAAATTTTTCAAAACCTTTGAAAAGTCTATGGATCTGACCACCAAACTCTTCCGGGAGAAGATTTTTCAAACGCTGAACATCCCGCAAAGCCGTATCTGCTGATGATGGTATACCACTTGTATCCAACGCAGATTTCACGAAATCGTACTTATCACCGCATAACCTTTCCAGGAAATAACGACCATCCATTTTCATACTACCATCCAGAACAGGAAAATTTTTCAATAAAGAAGCAACATCAACTGAAGTACCTTCCAAGGTGGTCAACTGTTCAATTGGCCTGGTATATATATCTGTACGATACGCAAATATGAGATTATCTTCAATAGATTTGAACTTATTCACCACATTGGTATCAAACACTTCTACCTCTCTTGTGGTAAGTTTTAGTGTATTCAATGTATTGCGCGTATCTCCAATACCTTCTAATAAAGCATCTTTAAATTCATCGAGAACATTAAGATTCTGAAAGTTAAGTTGTGTAAAATTGGCAATAGGATATTTCTTCCGCACACGATCCTGAATAGCTTCCACAACATCCATTTTTTTATAGGATTCCAATCTCTCCTTGAACTGCGTGAAAACTTCAACACGATATTTATTCTGTTCAACATATTCCTTTTCTGTTAATCCCATCTCTTTAAATTTCTTTACTCGATATTCTATGTTAGAAGAAATCTTATCAATGGTATCACGAATATTATTCTGAATCGACGTAACTTCTTTTTCATATTTTTCAATTAAAACACGAACTCGTTCTATTTCATCAATTTCGTTTGGTAAATGATTCACCATTGGAAAATAACGATCAAAATCCTGAGAAGACAACCGGCTTCCGGGATCCCGAGTAAACATAGAAGAGGTTACTTGGAATACATCATTGGCAGCCTGCCTTACATTCGTAGGATAAGAAACACCAACACCAAATAATTTTCTAGTTTTATACCCATATGAATTCACCCATCTCATCATACCGATTCCAAAAGGTAAAAAAGCACCAACTGAAATCAGTTGTGATATATGACTTTTATCCTCACGGGAATCTTTGTATCCGAACATTAGTTATTTACCACCGTTACCGTATTCAACGCACTTGGTGTAATAGATATCTGAGCCTGCAAGCCCAGCGACCTCATAGCTACTTCCAACGTTCTTCTCATTTCATGGATCTTTTGAGTCTTAATCATTGGCACACTCTGTTTACTAAGTTCGTTCATGTCAACCGCAATTCTATCAAGCCATGGAGATTCATTTACCCGCTGCATCTGGTCATGAAATCCTAAACCAAAATCATGATATTCCATAGATTTATTTTCCAGAAATTTTAATTTCACATCTTCAAGTGGAACTTCGGGACTATACCCAATCCAATCCGGAGTAGGAATAGGATCTGTTTTACCCATAGACACACGGGTATTACGAACATGAGTATCACTAGCTGCCCACCGTGATCTCAACATCTGAGAAACTTCATCCGGAACATACTTTGTAATCCGTTCACGTTCCTCTGGATCACTTTCAGTAATAAATGGAATAATATATGGACGTTCCTGTGAAGGTGTAGCACGATACATATACGACCAACCCTGGCGAGAAAGATCACTAGGATTTAAGCCTGTCATAGTACCGCGGGCCTCTTCCATATATCGCTCATCACCTGTTGCATTGTAGAGCATCATATTTTTCACATATGATATCTTATCAAAATAACGGTTAACGGTACGCGCCTCACGAACCGATCCCGGGATATATGTTGTCCCGGTAATTGACCGGTACACTCCATGAACACCACTATAAACAGCACCGACACCGGCACCTACCACCGTCCCAAACCCAGGACCCATCGTTAATGTACCGGCCATTGCACCTGCCCATCCTCCGGATAATGGACCGGTTTTAGACATAAACCCGCGCGCATAAGCATCCATGAAATGATCTATTGGATGCGACCACATTTTTAAATCACGTCCATACAAAGAACCGCGCTGATAAGCTTCAAGTGGAGTCCGGTAATTCATAAATTTTGAATGTACCGGGGTATTCATGTGAGATACATTTTCCCACATTGCACCCACAATACGTTCTGGAAGAGAATACTGATCAGCAGCCTTTATATTCTCATTCAATGAAAGATTGTTATACTTACTATCAGGAGTCATAATATTACCCTTAAATCGATAAGGATACATCTCATGTTGCATCATGATAGCCTTTCTCTTCTTACGAATCTTCTCGAGTTGATCTTTTTGAGGATAACCCGCCTTAATTTGCATCTGAACCAGCAATTCTTCAGTCCGATATTCATCTGAATATGGAGCCACATTTGCCAAGATATTCAACCGATCTATATGGCTATACCCTTCAGAACCAAAACCCACTCCACTTTCATACATTTTTTGAGCATATACCCGAGCCTTACGAACAGTATCAATATCCTGAGAATACCGCTCTGCAGAATACTTAACTGGATAATTCATAATAGCCTGGCCATTGAACTGATAAGAAAGAACACCAACTGAAGCACCTGTTTCTTTCAAATACCAGTTCATTTCAGAAACATCAGAATTTGTAGGACCAATAAAATTATCCAAATCGCTACCAGAAAGACCCCTTATCTTCTGGAGAACATTATATCTTCCAGACCGGATAATACCATCGTGCATACCACTGATGTTATGGTTAGCATCAAAAACTGTGCTTGCAGCAAGAATTTCTCTATTCTTTCTATCAACATCACTGTTGCTGGCATACTTACTTGCATTATGTGGATAAAGGCCCAACATTGACCGTACAGTATCCGGAAGATTCAAACCGAGTATATCTGCCGAAACAGGGAAATCCATCGTAACATCATGTGCTGATTCGTAGCCTTGACCAGGTAAAAGTAATTCTGATTCAGGCATTGTTGCTAAAGGAGATCCAACATGAAACTTATCTGGCATCCAAGACGGTTGAGTATTAATCAACGGATTGAATATATTCAACTTACGCGGACGA